CCACCAAATATTTTTGTAAGTGCCACTGCGATAGTGCCACTACCTAATCCCACCCCCACCGAACAACCAAGGAGCCACGCCTTGGACCGCCTCATCAGTTGCCCATGGGGACAGGATGCTATATGACCAGCCATCACCTTCTCCACAATCTCCCTCGCTATCTCCATACATTGAGCTTTGTCGCCTTCGTCTAACATGTTATTCTCCTCTAGCTCTCTTCTCTAGCCGCTCTCTCTCCTCGGCCTGATGTTCTTGTAACATTACGTGAAATTTATATTCCTCTTCAACCTGCATTTGCATGACTTCCTGTGCCGTCATAGGCTCAAGGGACCTCCGCAGGAAAGTATCGTACTTCTCCCGTGTCAGCCCCTGAATACCTTTGGGCCCCAAATTAATCTTGTCGATATAGTAGAGCTTTGGTCGTCCGATCCACTCTGCTATCACATAGTTATCGTGCTTCGGATGGTAATACCAGAACAAATTTTTAGCGAGCAAAGGCTCCTTTCCCTTCACTCGCTCTTTCATGCCTTTCAACGTATCGTTCTCAGGCAGTATCTTAATCTCCCCTTCGCGATAGGGATATGCGTCTCCGAACATGTCTTTCCTTCCGTCTTAATTTTTCATACCTAGTATCGTGTCTAACCACCTATTCGCCTCCACTTGCCAACGAGAGTCTGCCATAAATTTTGAAACAGCCTCGGCTCCTTTCCTAGCGGGCACGTTGCCGATATCGTAACCTTTCGTCGCCTTGTGCATAACCTCAAGCTCTTCTGGTTTGAGACCCATAGCCTTAGCTGCAACTTCAGCATACCTTTTATTGGCGGCCTTCCAAGCAAACCTAAGACTATCCGACGGTAACTTTTTATACTTAGTAACCCCCTCTGCTGCACTGCCAGTCGCCTTAGCCCCGGAGGATAGTTTCGATTGGTATGCTGCTATCTTGGCGGCCTCCTCTCTAAGTTGCATCGCCTGTCTGTACCATTTCTGAACGGTTCCTACGGGAGTGCCCTTAGCAATCTCCTTCTCAACCAAGTCACTCATCGATATACCCTTCTCCGCCCTAAGCAAGAAATTCGAGTGGGCCTTATCCATAGCACTTCCTGCGGAGGCCGCCCCCTTGTTCAGACCGGCAGACAATTTCATACCAGCCATCTTACGGGCCTTCGTAGTAACAGTAGGCTTCTTCATACGCAGCCCTTTTCCTATAGTGGCAGACACCAGGGCCTCCGCAGAGACGTTGGCGAGGGGCTTACCAAATCCCCCCACCTTGTCCGCGAAGTCCCTATCCAATTTCTTATTAATCTCTTTGGCTGTCACGCCTGGGATTACCCATGCGGTAGGAGCGATTGCCTTCGATAAAGCGTAGGGCAGGAAGTATTTCCCGCCCCGTATCATCTTGTTGGACTCGTCCCGCATATACTGGTTCGTCGGAGCCATCAGCTCCTTGCCAGTTTTCAAGATTTCACGTACGCCTAGGTCCATAGGTTAATAACCATCAGTAAATCCAAACAGCTTGAGAGTGAACGCTCCGTTGGTCTCCAAGATGCGGACAGGATTATCTCTCCCAATCTTGATAGCTTGCGGGAACGTCGCTACGACAGGACTCCAGATGCCGTTAGTACTTAGCTTACCGGTGCCGAACTTCCCTACCGCAGGGAGTTGCTCCCCGTCGGAATGAATAGACTTCTCTTCCAAAGACTCGAACGGGGGACCCATGATAGTCACTGCTGCGGTAGACCCGTCCTGTTTGTATGGGGCCCACTCGGTACCACTTAGGGCAACCAACCCGGTAGTGGGGGACAATATGTTATAACACGCCGTACCCGTACCCTCGTCGTTGTTGAAGCCAGCAACCAAGCCGGTCTCCGAGCCGTCATACTTTCTGCCATATCCACCATTGTAGTTGGAGAGGATAGTAGCGGCAGATAGGGCAGCACTAGAACCAATATATATTCCAAGGGGTCCGAGATAGTGCTTTTTGTTTGACACCCCAGTGCATACTATCGTGGTTCCACCGTCACATGTGAGATTTAAGGCCGTAGTATCAGCTGATCCAGCGGAGGCGGCTTCCACTTTGCCGTCAATATATATCTTCAGTCCTGTAGTAGAGTTTCGTTCAAAGACAACAGTAATGAGGGCCCACTTATCGAATACAGAGTGGGTGGCTGTCTGTGTAACAGCTGCGGAACTATCATGGATAGTAAACTTTGGAATACCTGCTGAGGTAAGTTCAAGTAGCCAACCGTCCGCAGCAGGGTCGCCTCTCTTCAGTAACGTAGCGTGGGCTCCGGTGGCAGTAGGTACATATACCCACATCTCTATTGTCATGTGCCCACTGGCTGCTTCTGTTCCGGTATCGAACGTCGTCCCTGTATCTGTTATTGTATAGGTGTCGGTAGTTGTGAACTGGACACAACTTCTGCGGAGGAGGTGGAATCCGTCATCGTCGGTCAGTCCATCCAGAACGTATCCTGTAATCCAATGACTAAGGGCACTCCCTGGGGCATTCAGTAGTGTAGTAGACCTAGCAGCGTTCCCATTCAAATGTGTGATAGGCCAATTCGGTCCGCATTTCATAGGTCTGGTTTCTACAGACATGATAAACTCCTAAAAAATAGGGTCGAGCCCCCCACGGTAGGGGGACCCGAGACCCTAGGGGATGTTAGTCGGTTGTAGCTGGTACCACGTATGCACCTGCGGCTAGAGGCTCATACCTCATATACCAAGTATAAGCCCCCTCCGTATCTGCTGCGTCCTCTAGCGTAAAGCTGAGAGTGCCGATAGGCAATATGGTGTCTGCCTCGATATTCGCATGGGTACCGGCGGTTACCGCCTCCAATGGATCGCCGAGTGTAGCCGGTAGGTTGTAAATCGTACCAGCAGCATCATCGTCACATACGAGATCGGACGCCAATTCTACCGCTCCAGCAGGAGTAGTAGTAGTATGCTGGATACTAATGTCAACGGAAGCATCTTCCACATCGGTAGTAACCAGACCATAAAATCCTGTCATCTTCACAGGACCCCCAGCCACGGTAAACAAACTATGCTTTGCAGCCGTAGCGGTAGAATAGGACTTCTGAGCATACCCAACAGCTGGGGTAGAGGCTGACAAGAATCCATTTGACCCCTCAGCAACTATCACGATATTATCGGTGACCGCACAAGCAGCCGCGATAATAGCGAAGTCAACAGCAGACCCAACATGAATAGTATTTCCAGTAATCACGCCCGTAGAGGTAGAGTGGGTATCAATTGCCACACCGCCAGAATCCAGACTATTGATAATATTGTCGCGTATCAACAAGTCTGTTATCTTGGCCGCGTCCAAGTCCATCACCTGAGCGTTCCAGTCACCCATGAAGACGTTGTCGTAAATTCGGAGCCTGGAAGCAACACCAACAGTCTTGATAGCAGACAGTGTTCCGGAGCCAGCAGCCGTAGTAATAAACTCACAGTCCCTAATAGTCACGTCGTCGGAACTTGCCGATATACTTATGCCCAATACCAATTCCAAAGTAGCTGAGCCGTCTCTCAACGTACAACTTTCAATCGTAGCTCCATCACAGGCGTTGGATACCGTGATCCCAGCAGCCACATCCGCCAAGGCAGATACGACCAACAGATTCTTTATGGTAACATCGGCTGCACGGATCTCAAGAGTGGCGTCTGTCGCAGTACCAAGCGTAAAGGTTGGCCGTCCGGTCCCCCTCCCCATACCTATGATAGTGACCCCAGCCTTATCTACACAGAATACGCCCGTAGTCGAACCGCTAGAGTTGGTAGTACTGGTGTCGGTAATAGTTTCTGCATGATTTCCGGCCACCAAGATAACGTCTTTACCCTCGTTGGAGCACTGGCTGATAGCATAGTTCACCGTAGCGTACGGATTGAGCCAGCTCTCCCCTTGTCCTGAGGCACCTGAGTTCGCAGCATTGGCAGCGTTTGAGTCCACATATAAGGTTTTACCGCTGGACGTACCTACGGCTGTAGCCGTCCCAGCTCCTGTAGGAAACCCATCGAACCCGTATTGTCCAGTAACATCATACTTATTCATTTTTTATCTCCTATACTATGCTAAACTAAACTATCGGACTACTCAGAGTCAACAGCCGGATTGATAACGCCACTTGCACCCGCAGCACCAGAAATATAGTTCTCGAAGCACCATACAGCTGTATCACCTGTTAAGGCAGCCGCCATGCTAGTGGTTCCTCCAAGGAAGTTCCTAGCCACCAGTCCTGTAGTAGACGCATTAAGTGCCAATGCTACCGCACCCTCGTTGACGAATATGTTGTCGGTAATGATGAGTCCGGTACTGGCTGCCGCAGAGGCAAGAACTGTCCCGGCTGAATACGTACCGTATGCTACGTTTCCTACCAACTGACCACGGTCACACCCACCAGCCAGAACGATAGCATTAGCACATCCACCGCTTGCCACTGTCTCGAACACGCAGTCCTTGATAGTCACCTCATCCGCGTTGGCTGCAACATTGATGCCGATCACCATTTCCTTATTTGCGGCATTGCCGTCTCGAATGTCACAGTTGTCTATAACTGTTCCGTCGGCTGTAGCCGCTACCGTAATACCTATTGCCAAGTCAGCCAGGCCCGAGATAACTCGAACGTTAGACAGCCTACAGTTGGCCGCTGTAATATTGATGGTTGCAGTAGTATCGTCACTCCCCATAGTGAACGTGGGTCGCAAAGTGCCGGTGCCGATACCAAGCATGGTCACGCCAATTTTATCCATGACCAGTTCGTCTGTGGCAGTGGAACTAGCTGTACCACCATCGTTGATAGTCTCAGCGTGTCCTGGGGCCAGAAGAATAACATCTCCTTGGCTGGCAGTTGCCATGTAATTTGCGAAGTTGGCTGTTGCGAAAGGATACTGGAAACTATGCCCATGTATACCATCGTCCGCGTCGAGGGCATTCGTAGCTCCACTATCGACAAACAGAAGAGCGGCCTCCGCAAGGAGATTGACTCCGAGGTTGGACAGGTAGGGCATTACTTGCCATCCGTACTTGGCGATCAAGTCGGAGGTCAACATTGGATTTGTTGATGCCATTTTCTATACTCCTATACTAAACTTTCTATTGATGGAAAAAGGCCCCCAGGCCGGGCTACCCGAAGAAGGAAGGAAAGAAACATATGAACATATTATCGTATGAATCCACCCGAGCCTGGGGTCTCTATTCAATTGTCAAACCACTCTTACGTCATCGTAGCTTCCGTCAGGCCAGTGAGCTTAATGCCCTTCGGATCGGTCGGAGCTATCAGCTGGTACATCCAGAACGGAGCCTCAACGAGGTCCTGCGAAGCACCACCCGAGCTATGGGCAATCTTGAAGATGCCACTATGGCCGCCCAGAGGAGCGAGGAACTCAACCCCGCCAACCTGTGAGCTGGACCCACCAACCGCCGGAGGCACGTACCTCGTGATGTTCCCACCACTGAAGTTCAGGCCGTACAGCGTGTTCGAGAGACACATCGGACTGACCACGTAGCTAAACGTACGGCCGCCCCACTCGTATGTGACCTCAGACCAACCGCCCTTCATCTTAAGGGACTTACCGGTCCTGTCGTACATGAAGCGTCCTGCACCAAGCTGCGGCTGCTGCAACCACTTCTGGTTGACGCCCTGCGTGGTGATGAGCGTGTCGATAGTCATGCCGGGATAAGCATCCAGGTAACCAGCAATGTACCGGTTCAGGACATCGTCGGTAAGCGGACTATTAACAGCCACAACCTGACTCTTAAACTGACTGTAGTACGTCAGGTCCAATGCACCTGACCCAGCAGCTCCACCCATCAGTTGGCCAGAACTCTTGAGCCAGTCATTAAGACCCCAACTGTACTGAGGTCTCGACCCAGCGGCGTAGGTGCCTGTATTAGCAATAACTATCCAATCGTCCTCAAGGAAAGCAGCACTTCCTGCAACACTCCCATAATACCCATCAGCAAAAGCTGGCATAGTACCATCGGAAGTGTCGATAGGCATAAAGGTTACTCTCTTAGCCAAGAAGTCGACGTCCGTTACGATACACTTTAGTATGTAACCGCTAGCATCAACATTCTTCCTATCGTTCAAGTCAAGATCGGTACCCTCTTGGAAAGTTCCTGACGAGTCCTTATGTATGTCAATTACCATACCCTGCCGGAAGTTAGAAATACGACCGTATGCCTCATCAATCGTGATGTCGATCATACCGGTAGTTCCAGAGTTGTCAGAAGCATTTGCAGCTAGTCTACCCAGAACCTGATTCTGGTACCCGCTAGAGTTGGTAACACAATAGCTGAAGAAGCTGGAAGCCTCCTGGATAGCCTTGTTCTTACCTATACCCTGAATGTCGCGGGCCACCTTCTTGACCACCGTAGCCGACAAAGCGTCAGCCTGCAACCAGTGGACCGGCAGCGAGTAGTTACCAACCGACTTATGGAGAGAAAGCTCACGCTGAATCTCGGCGGTATGGGGAGAGTGAGACGCGGTCGGGAATATATCCAGACCATTTTGATCCGAACTAATATCAAGCATGTGTGCCTGAGCGTAGTCGGCGTCCCCGCCTATCATGGAGCTGAAGGTTGGGCCGGTCGGAGATGAGGTCTCAATGAGACCAGCAACATCACCGGCGGCATATGTATGCAATACTTTCCATCCCCTGCCTATGCCCTTATCACGCTGGACACTGACAGCGGAATTCTCAATCTTATCGAATATAGGGGCGATTGCCGGGAGAGACTCACGGAGTGTGAAATCAATCTCCTCCCGAATGATTTGGTTTAGAACCCCTATACCTGTGGTTGCTTGAGCCATTTTTAATTCCCTAACCAAGGTTAATAACAGTGTGTCGACGCACCGATTGCGTCAATCACCAAGGTCGGGATTACCGTCGCCAAGAGATTTACGAGTTAGATGCTACGAGGCCCCTTTCTGTAACCTCTGGAATACTCTTTTTACCAGATTGTCGGAGTACCCCGCATCATTCGTGTCAACTCTCTTTTCCGGCTCGTCGGGTTGGATTTCCAACGGCTCGCCACCCGGTGCCCCAGCCCCAACAATTAAGGTTTTAGGCTTGGATACCTTGTCCGGGATACCGAATTGTTTGAGTCGAGCCCTAGTCACTTGAATAGAGTTATCGACCATTCCGGTCCCGTACGACTCACCATTCCGAATCTTCCTAAGAACATCCTCATGGACCATCTTTGTAACGGCGTCGATAAAATCCTCATTACCTACCTCTACCGCTACACTATTCATTTTACCAAGTATCTCATCTTTGTCAACCCTTTTTTTCACATCATTGCGAATTTGTTCCTCCGCCCTCTTAATATTCTGCTGAGCATCAAACTGCAACTGCTGCTTCAGGGAGGGGTCCAAATCATCAAGGGTTACCTTCTGCTTCGGTTCGGGCTTCGTTCCATTCGGCCCCACACTTACTTCTGCGAATGCAGCAGGATCAATCCCCAAAAGTCCTACCAACTCGTTCACCTCCTCTTCCTCGGCCTCCCCGCCCTTGATCCGGGCAAACAGGGAGTCGATCCTCATGCCTCGTTCGGCCTTCTTACGGATTTCCGCAGCCTCCCTGAACTTGGCGTCAGCCCCTCTGACCTTCGATAGGGCCTCAATAGCCTCCTCCTTCGTATACACCTTCTTCTCCCCGTTGACGGTCACCTCTAGGGCCTCCGCAGGAGGAGTGGGTTTAGGTTCGGGGTCGGGCTTGGGTTCCGGTGTGGGCTCCGGATCCGGTTCGTCAATTGTTTGTGCTGCTTTGATTCCGTTCTTCCACGATTCGGGCATCATACTGCGTTTCATATTAACTCCTTATCCTTGATTGCTATTACCTTCTTTATACATCCTAGGGGGATTGTTGTTTTGTCTCGTTCCTTCGAGCTGATTGTATGACTCAAATACAGGAATTGTTTGTCATGATGATGATAGTACCCCAATGTAGCACACAGGCAATCTGGCTCCCTATTCATCTCGGTCTCCGGTAACCACTTAGGGTCCTGTACGATATCGTACCAAAATACCTCCAACCTTCGGTTCCTCTTATACCTTCTCACCTTACCTCCTATAAAAGTTGGAAGCAACCACAATCTTTACAGGCCACTATCCGTATCGTATGCCCGTTGTAGCAGGTCTTTATCCTCGCTTTGTGCCACCTATGAAATCCCAACCAACATCGCCATCTCCTTCTACGTTTCGTATACATTACATCATCCCCTGCGGAGGCAGTTGTGGGGGCATCTGAGCCATTGTCCCCTGCTTCATCGCTGCCATCTCGGCCTCATCCTCAGGGGACCCCATGCCGATAGGTAGTTGTCCCAGTCCTACAGTATGGAACTCATGGTGCTCTACGAAGGCATTACGGACTGCCTGATTTGCCAGATGGAATTCCGGCTTAGCCATGAACGCATCAAGCACCTCCAAGTGGACCATATGGTTGTCACGGTCAGACGGGATAATTTTGCCGGGGGCCTCACCATCCCCGAACAAAAGTATATTCTCCATCTTGGCCCGCCTGTAGTTTTGCCACTCTTGTTCATTACCCACCGGCAGATCGAGGCCCTCTTCCCTCACCTTGAATTGGTACTCTCGAAGCGTGATCCGCTGTTGGGCCAAAGCCTCCTTCAGTTCGGCCTTCTTCTGCTCGTCCGATATTGGGACCGCTGAAGACACTGTTATATTCACCTCGTCAGGATGGGGTATATTGTTGTCCTCCAAGCTCATGGTGCCGGTCTCGGTATCTAGCTTCACGCCAGCCACCCCATCGTCTAGCGTATTGAGATCGACTACCTGTGACCCACTCCATGTATCCCTTGTGACTTCCAAGGCTGCCCTATATATTTGGCTTACCGCCTCACTGATGCTGCGAGCTACAGGGGCTAGCGGCACGCTCGACAACTCAAACAGCAGCCCAAGCCCTTGTGACGAGTCCACACGTCCGGGAGCATCGCCCTGCATAAGGGCTTGGGGCTGGTTTGCAATCTTCTCATTCAATGTGGCAGCCATCTCTACCGCCTGCATGTGGAACGGAGTCATCTTGGCTGGCTGCACGTTGAAGGGTTTCTGGTCTGGTACTGTATAGTCCACCTCATATATCATTTTGCGGAGACCGTCAGAAGCCCTGTCTGCTAAGGCCGGGGTCCCTGCGGAGGCTGGCCACATAGTGATACCATAAGTGTCAAAGTCCTGTAGTGCCTGAAACGTACCAGCCAACGCAAACTCAATCTCCGTATTAAGAGGGATAAGGGTCTCAATGTATGATCTACCCCAGAATCCGCCTACCGGTGTATCACGAGCTATGGCTATTGGCGGGTGCGTAGGCTTTGTCATCTTGTTCCGCAACAGTTGCTTTTCCCCTGCATGTACGAGGTACTCGTCGAGGTAACCATCGGGGGTCAGCATCCAGACCTCGACCAACTCTACCACATCGATCTTAGTCTTGTCCTTCTTCTTCGGACCCCCTGAGAACGACTGCTTATTGGACGTATCCCGGATCGCATTCGAGGCCGCAGAAAATCCGAGGGCTGTAGTGTCGGACGTAAACCGAGAAGCCGTCTCATCTGGCATATCCCCAATCGGTATGTTATACGAGACCATTTCCTCATATTTCTTTGACCTTTCTCCGATAGTTGTCGCTAGTTTTTTGACCCATTCCTTCGGTACCATACGACGTCTCATGAGGCCTCTGGTGCCTGCCGGACTAGCCATCGAGATTGGGATCGGCACCAACTCCCATGGCATCACGACTTCCAGTCCCATGGAGTCCTGGTTCTCTACCCACAAAACAACTCCAGCTGTGCCATACATCAGGAGGGCCGGGAATAAATCCATCTTCAACTGCTCAACCTTACGGGATGGGAATGCTGAATTCAGGACGGTCTGCCCTATACCTGCCTTGCGGAGGCCATCCAGAGAGATGCCCCTTTTACGTACGATGGGGTCCAAATTAATGGCCATAAGCCTGCCTAGCTGGCTGGCGTATTGAGCTATGATGCCCTCGAACTGGAATTTCAGGACCCCGGAGGAATCCGTATATCCTATGTTGACTGTACCAGAACTGTAGTCCAGTTGGCTGAAGTGGCGGGCCCCCCTCATATACCAGTGGTTGATCCACCAGCGGACGGCTTGGGGATTACGGCGGGATTTTCCTTCCTTTACCAGTCGGGAAATGACAGCTTCCGCTTCTTTTGTCTCTTTTGGGATTACTAGATTGTATGCCATAATGGTCCTTAGGGGGTTACCTGCTTAAACGTGAACGGTTTTGCCTTTCCAATTGGCTTAGAGGGTCTAGATGGAACCCCCGATGCGACTTTATCAGCCTTTTTCTTGAGTTCCTTGATAGCTGCCACATGGGCTCTCCCATACTCGGTACCCTTATTGGCCTCGTTCCTAGCAGATAGCAGCATAGTAAGATCACTATTATGTCTCAATAATGCACGGAAGGCCGTGGCCAATACCCAAAACATTAGGACCATAAGGCCAAGTATTACCGTCATCCAAATCAATAAAAGGTCAGAATTCTCCATTGTCTCTCTCCTTACGACTTAGTAGATTATCTGTGGACGTCTCAGGTCGTACCTTCCCCTACTATTCTCTATCATAGCAGATTTTAGTTTTCTGTCAATAAGCATTTCAATATCCTGTGCATCTAACTGATTAGGGGAGACCCCGCTTAGGACCGGCATCCCCCGTACAATAGGCACTCCCTCGGCAAGACGCCTCCGCAGGGGAGGTGTTTCCTCCACTATGTTGGTGCGGGTGCCCTTCGTCTTGATCACATACTGGGTCATGGCAACCGTGTCGATTGCATCGTCTTTTACCAGGAGGGCGAGGTCCGGGGTGAAGTCGGCGGTCTGTCTGTATAGATGGTTGATAGGGTACGTACTTGAGAGGTGTCCCGGATACTTTATACGGCCAGGGCGAAATCTCCACTCTAGCCCCGCTATTCGCTGGCTCTTCGATGTATTCGACGGATACTTCACCGGAAAAACATGGGCACGCCAGCTGTCCCCCGTCTGATCGATCTGCTGCTGTACATACTCGTCTACAGCCTCCTTGAAGGACACCTGAACACTTGCGGTCTCTATCCCTATTATCCTGACTTGCCATATTCTGCTCTTCTCATAGATGATTTTTAGGAGGGTTGATTCTTTGGCACGCCCCATCCACATGTCCAGTATCCATAGTGTGTTGTTGTGGTCGAATCCAAATACCCCGAGACAACTGTAGTCGTTGAACTTGTTGAGGCCCTGAGCGTAGTCGAAGGTACTTATGCGGAACATTGGCTGGACTAGCTTGGAAAAACTCTCCTTCTGCTCAACGAATGTAGGCTTAGTCTCCTCCCCCTTCTTGACCACTCTGTCGAACCACATGACCTCGTTTGTAGCCGAGAGGGGGTTAAGCATGTCCATTGTTTCATGGTCGTGGACGAAATACTCGTTACGTCTCGGGTCGACGACCAATACACGTTCGGTGTCGGATACGGGGTCATTAAGGTATTCCGCGTGGAATGCCGCGTCTCCAATCTCCTCTCTTCTGGCTTCAAGCACATCAGCTGACCACTTGGATTCCCACAGAACCTTGACCTTCGAGGGTCCCGTATCTGCATCGTAGGTAATGGCCTTGTATACACGACGGTTCCACTGGTTGAATCGAGAATCGTCCATACTGGTAGCATGATACAGAAAGCTGCGACGATTGATAAGAGTACCAATCCAGAAAATACCTGACCCAGGCTCAAGCATCGGTATAACTTGCCTGAACAGTATTCTCTCAAATTTCTCCAGTAACATCTGGCTACTCTCTTGCGAATCAGAATCCGGGTCATTTTCAGGGTCATCCAATATGAATAGTTGGGGTCTTCCGCCACGCTTCTTACCCAGTACGCTGATTCCCTTGATTACTGCCCCATTCACACAATGCAGATGGTGGCGATTCCAGATCGCCCTTCCCCTTGTGGGTTTGATAGGACCGAAGTCGTCCATTATATATTGGTTTTCAGTCAGCTGGGTAATGATCTTGTCGAACCTCTCCTCCACCAGTCTATCCGTCGCCAGGCACAACATGATCTCGTAATAGGGGCGGGTAAGGGCAAAGAACATAGGAATTTCGGTGCCTATCACCATTGACTTGGCTGAGCCCCTGGGGGCCCCAACAGCATTTCTACCATAGGTAGCCAAGTCCCGGACCATTTGATAATGAAAGGGGGGGGACTCTTGATAGCCCCCTTTATAGAAAGACTCCCCTACTGTACACAGATACAATCTTCTGAACAGATTCCATCTCTCAACCAGCTTATCAGGGGTGTCGTGATCTTTAAGAGTTGCAACTCTAGCTTCCCGCTGCCCATCCCTGGAGAGTTGGGCATAATCTGCTGGAAGAGGATAATATGGATTAGGGTTACTCATTACCCCTCCCCAAATAGTCCATAGCCTTATCTAACCAAATTATATCATTTTCAAACCTAGCAATCGCCGTATTGCATTTGGTACATAGCAGCCCTCTAACTTCCAATGACTCGTGGCAATGATCTACACACAGTCTCTTCGATAGAGTATTCTGATGTATCCCACAAATAGCACACTTACCGCCTTGGGCCTCGAACATTGTATTATAATCTTCTAATGTAAAGGTCAATCCCCATTTCCTCCAACGACTTTCTCTGTTAGATTTATAGTCTTTTGATTTTAGCCTATTGGGATGGGCTTTCCAGTATGCTATCCTGTATTTCTTGTCACACTCTTTGCATTGGGGCCGAAGGCCATCTTTAGCTGCTTTTCGCTTGCCAAAATCACGACGGTACTTCTTTATCCCACACTTAGTGCATATTTTTGATTTCTTCGGCCCCATGGAACTCCTCTACTCCGGTATGGGATATCTTCCATAGTATTTGCGATAGATTCCTTGAATACCGTTTACGTCGTCTACAGACACCGATTTGCCAAGGGCGAACATGTGATCTACCTCCTCGACCCACATGGTTTCACCTGGAGTAAGGGGACTATCTTTGTCATCCAGCATAATATCGATCATCTCGACCAACGCCGGGTTATGACTTCCTGAGATTTCTGTATATGACATTAAACTTCTCCTTTTTTGGCCTCTTCCTTTACAGACTTTACAGACTTTACAGACTTTTGTTGGACCACATACAAGTGGATTGCTTGTGGTAATACTTTGATTGCATCGAAGAATGCCATACTAATTACCACCGTGGATGCCCAATTAAAGTTTGAGAGACTGTTCCCCATCACGATTTTCAAAGAGGGGTAGATTGCCTTCAGGTAATTTGGCTGGAAAATGATGGAGCGTATTACGTCTACCAGATTGATCGGTACCCCTGTATCCCACAAACCTAGCCTCGGTATCACTTGCGGGTCGGCTGTGAGGGCCACCAGATGGGCCGATATTAGATAATCATTAACATTTCTCAGCATGAATGAGGCAAATTCAGTATAGTCAGAATCCACTTCCTGCGGGGGGTCTGTACTTTTGTCGGGCTGCTCCGGGGAAGAGTTTTTCGTTTCCTGCAGGGGGAGGCTTATGGTCGTCGAGGTCTCCTCTTCGCTCGTCTTCGTCGGTTGTAGCTCCGTCGAGGTCCTCATCTCCTTTATCGCTGCTTCCTGTACTTCCGCTGTCGCTGTCATTGCGTTCTCCAACAGGTTCTCGGCGTGCTGTTCTCGGCTGATTATCTTGCCCGTCTGTGGGTCCCTCGGTCTGGGCACCTTCGCTTTCTTCCTGGGCCTCGTCTCCTTCTTCCTCTTCTTCCTCGGTTTCGATGGTTTCGATTGTTTCGATTGTGTCTTCTGGTTCGTCAGTTTCGTCATTCAATATCTCCTTTCTTGGGGAGGGATTGGGGCCTAATACATTAGCTACACGCTCTGCTGAGAGCGTACTGCCATCTTCCATTATACGGGTCTGTGTTACTTTGGCTATGAGGCCAGCATGTTCCGCAACCTCACTGATAATACGTCGTATCTCTCTTATTGCGGCTAGACGCACCGAGTCCTTCTCTGTATTGCCCGCTACGTCTATTAGCTGCTCCAGCAACCACTCCTGGGTGATGCCCTTCTCGCTAAGTGAGTTGACTAGGGCAGCTGGGTCCAGGAATGCCTCCAGATAGGAGAGACTCTGGTCAGGCTGTTTTACTAATTGGGAGCACTCTGCACCCACATTCTTCAGTTGTACTAGCACATCCGACATTAGTGTCCTTGGTTTCCTCAGGGGCCTCCGCAGGGAGAACTCCATACATGGCGTTCAACTCGTCCTCACTGTGACTATTGAGGTAGGCCTCGGCCTCTGCTATTTTCTTATCGGGATCATCCAAGGTCCAGCCCTCTGTTCCATGTACACCTTTTAGGCCCTCCCTGATTATCTTCTGGTGGCGGGCTGTCCTACGTGTTTCACGGTCGCAGTCCTTACAGGTGCCTGAGAAGCGGGGGACTTGGATACCAGGACGACCTCTATTATACTTAAAATGATCCCTGTTCCTGGGCTGCCATTCCTTACATTTACTGCATTGCTGCCAGCCTGGGATAGGGACAGGAGTTTTACTCGTTGCACGTTCAAATAGCTTGTCTTTGGGGGGCTCCTCCCCATGTAACGCAGGGTCGTACTCTACGTTGTCCTGATGCAGCTCTATCTCCTTCTTTTTCCTGTTGAGCTTGTTCTTAGCTTTGTGACATTCCTTGCAGTAGCTGCTTAGGTAGGTTTCTTCCTTCCCGGTCTTCTTGCTGACGTATGTTCGGCTCACGTGGAAGTATTCGTCTGTCTCAGGGAATCTACAGCCACAGAGCTTACACTCCTTATCCCCGTCGGCTACGTCCCCGAACCAGCTCTTGGGGGGCCGCATATTAAATACGGCAAATCCCTCAAGGGTCTGCAAGTCGGAGTACTCCTTATCCTCTGCCTCAGGCCAGCTCCTGTCGAACTCTACCCCATCAATGGTGAATGTTGATTTTTCCTTTTCCTTGCTTTCCTTGTCCATTCTTCTTTCCTTCCTAAAATAGTATTACGCACGCGATCATTAAATTCAATTTAATTCGCCCGTCGGCGGCGTCGCGGTTCGCCGCAACGGCTACACCTTCTAACTACCTTTGAACGGCGAACATGTAATTGGCAAAATCGAATTTTTGTATTTTTTTATTTTGGGGGGGGGTAAAGTCGTCTAGGGGGGGTAGGGCTAAGGGATAAGTTATAAAAAACTATAATTAAGTATTAGAGGTTAACTACCTTTTGTTTTTTAGAATCTTTGTTTTTGAGTTAAAAATGAGGTTCGTTCGTGAGGTTTAATTGAAAATCACGTTTTTACCTTGAAACGGGGTAGGATTATGGTTCTGTTAAACGCCGATACTAAAATCCAAATTTTTCGCGGGCTTCGTTTTTGGGCTAAAAATGAGGGCGTTCCAACGGTTAGGGATTGTAGTATTGGATAAATCGAACCAAATGGGGCTATGGCGTGGGCATTTCCTTGAGACGCTCCGGCTTATTCGCCATGATGGTCTCGATTAAAAATTCCAAAAGGTAGGCGTAAACCTCCTCGGTTTCGTCACAAAGAGGGATATCCTTGCGGCTCATGAGCCAGTGTACGAAATGGAATATTTCGTGGGTCAAAACGGTTATTAGGTCGGCGTCTGATTCAGGACCTTCGGCTTTGACCCAAATGATTGGAGCAACAAAATTTTCCCCCATGTATACTTGGAAGACCCCTCTGCTGCCTATACGATCCATGCCTTTTCCAGAGGGCTCGATGCCCTGTTCGATTAATTTGGGGAGGGATTTCTTGAATTGGGCTGTAAACTTGTCGAAGGTTGGGGCAAAGCTCCAATACAGGTTCTCCATGAATGGGGTTACTTCCATGTGCCAGAAGCTGGATTCCGGAGTTTTATTTTTCATTTTATTTTTCATTTTCTTTTTCATTTGTTCCTCCATTTCATTCAATTAGGCCTCCGCAGGAAAATCGGAAAGATTGGGGCCCCCCGGCATGGGTACCGAAGAGCCCCCGCGTGCGAAGAAAGGACCATTAAATTTATTAAGTCTAAAAAGTCTAAAAAGTCTAGTAAGTCTTTATCCTCCTTTATGATACATGAAATTCCACTTGGTGAAACATAAGTGTGGTGTCAAGGAAATATAGGGAAATGGAATTAGAACTTGTGAGGTCTTTCCTCAATCAATCACAATGTCACTTGGGGGGCCGACGGGGGGGTGAAAAATTATGTTATGTCACTACGTCGTGACAGTCGATGTCACCGGTGACGTCACGCGTGACGTTTGCGATTTGTTATTGAATTGGCAGAAGGTAATCCGGCGGCGGCGGCACACGATAGAACGCACGAGGATCGCTCACAATGCACGATCGCGACGATAGGCGGTCATAATGCCGCCGGATGCGAGAAAACCGCTCAGATCGGCACTGCGGACGCACAATCATGCTAACTGCGAACGCTTCGCCGGCGTTTTGAGGGACGATGAGGGGCGTTGAGGGGCGATTTCGAATTTCCTTATGTCACTATTAGGGAAAACCCTAATGTCCCGCCAGATCGACACACTTTCTACAACTGTCGAACCTATTTGATTATAATAAAACCCCCAGACACAAAAAAAGCCCCTGGACTACTCCAGAGGCTTAAAACTTGCTATTCTATGCGATTTGGTACTATTGGCTACTTTGCTTGCTCATCGTCAAGAGGTGCTTTGTAAGGCTTTGTGACGTCGTACAGATCGTTGCATATTATCCTAAGCTTCCGTCTGATATCCTCTAAGATATGGGCATCTGGAGGTTCCTCCAAACAAACCATACTTTGGTGATTCAACTCTTCAGCTAAGAAAGCTGTCAATCGACCACAATAGCCTATACGAGCCCCTACGGCGTGTTCTTCCGGGGATTCCATTCTACTCATCGTCGTTCTCTTCGTTCTCGATCACTGCCTGCCTATCCTTCTTTGACATCTCGCTCATGATATTCAGGCTCACTTTGATCGGCCGTTTCCGATGCTCCACGTCCAGCGTCTGGAAACCTCTTGTCGTAGCGTGCATATAGGATTTTGGATCGCCTATATTGCATCCAGCACGTTCGGCAACGTCGGCCTTCTTAAACCTTGTGAGGTACGGTGCTTTGGTCAACTGGGAAACTGTAATTGTCATGGTGTCCTTCTTCTCATCATACTTGTAATCTATTTGTGACATTTTCGTCTCCATTTCTTGCCCGGTTTGGGCATCTCATATTCACTTGTGAAATAGCAAGTTTTGCACTGATTCTAAGACATAAGAAACGGCAGTCAATAAAATTCCTATTTTGTCCTGAATATTTATCTTGAGTCACTACCTGATTACCAATTACATTCATGTCACTACCTCCCCTCCACCTGGAATGGATGAAATATCACTCGCTTCTCCCTGCGGAGGCCATATGGATTTTTAGCCCAATAATCAACATTTATCATCTATCCTTATATCACCTATATACCAACTGGACAAAAGAGGAGGGTGGCACGGCAAGAAGGAGTCAGGAAGGATACCGTGCCACCCGTAGTGAAAGGGAGACGAAATGATGTAATGCTATAATGCTATAATGCTATAATGCTATTTGGCCGCCTCACAATACCGAGAACAAAGAGGGCATGAACATTCATTATCAAAACGGTAAATACAGTGGTCGCAAACCCAGCCTATCTCTGTTGTTTCATCCACAGGATCAACCTCAAAACTACCTTCCTCACACATCGCCCTAGGACGGCCACACCAACTACAGACTTTCATCTCTAACATATCTTTATTCCTTCAGAGCTTGCTTGACTTCGTAGCACCATTGACACTGAGAAGGCTCTGTAACGACAAACACTTCGCCATCACCCCTTTCCCACGTTTCTCCGGTTGTTACGGGCACAACTCCATCTCCCGCACAGTTAGGACACTTGGCGACTTTCAGTAACTCCTTGAGTTTGTCGTTCTCTTTCTTGAGCCTGGCGATTTCCTTCGCCCTTGTGGATCTAACATCTATTATATGCATCGGTTACTCCTCTCTTTCTTTCTCCTTACAACAAATACTTGAATTAATTCTCTTGCTATCCTGAATTGAAGGATTATAGATTGGTGGTTCGTCAAAAAACCCGGAAAAGCAGCTCTTGCCTTCCCACATTGCAAAGTCATGTCGTGATCCATAATAAGTTTCATGTACTTTGTGCCCCACGTCTGTTTTGTGACAATAGGTGGTACTCTGGTGACCTGGTCCATGACGGATATAAGCTGGACACTTCATCGGCCAACCCTTCTTTCTTTCCACTTATCAATATCAACCTTTACCCCATCAATATAGGCCTGGTCGCACTCAGGACATATTACCCCACTCAACCCCTTATCGGTAATGAATGACTCACAATTCCTGTACTCTCCAGGACCAGCAAACTTGAATCCGCAATCACATACTAAGCTCATTGTTCTGTCTCCTTATTTTCGTCTGTACTTGTCTTTTATTTCCTCATCTTCGCAGTCATCAAATTCCCAGTATATCTTGGAGCCATGGTCTTCTAACCCCATTGCTTTGCAGTCAGCCTCTATATCCAACAATGTCAACTCATCTGGATCGTCCAAGTCCATCTTGGCTAGTTTCTGTTTGATTCTCTTCCTAACTGCACGGTGAACATTATCAGCCATACGTTTACATCCTCGTACAACAGCTAGTCTTAATGATCGGCTCATCATTTTTCCCAATCAGTTCAAGTAGAAATACACTGCAGCCCATCCAATCAGTATGCCTGTAATCAACTGAATAATCCCAATCAATACTGCTTTGAGTCTGGGACTTCTCAACAACCTGGTATACCAGGGAGTAGGATACTGCAATTCATTGAGAAATAGATCCCATTCTTCCCACATTTCTCTCCTGAATCGTTCTTGCTGTTCTTGATGTTCTGCCCATTCTTTATTCATTTCAATCTTCTCCTTTACCTTTGCGGTGAACCAGTAGACCATTGTATTTTCCATTTTGCCATACCTCATAAGATTGTGCCCCACATATCGTACATTCTCTTGCTGCTAGTTCCATGCCTGGATTCATTAGGTACTCGACATTTGCTTTATACCTGAATTTAGCTTCACCTCCGCAGGAAGGACAAATCCTCCTAGAATAAGTCAAGCACCTCTCCAAGTCTGTTATCTTCACGGCCATTTGTCATCCCCCTAACCAAGGACTCGTTATTGTCAGGGCTATCTTATCCTCTACTGGTACATCAGACACTGGAGCTGGAGGAATAGGCTCCTCTTTCTCTTCCTTCTTTTCCTCAATAGTGTCTTCCTTGACTGTTACTGATATATCTTTAGCTATTGTAGTCTCAGTTTTGTCCTCTTCCTGCGTCAGTATCGTAGAATCCCTCCCAGGCTCTATTACCCTACTGTTGTAGAATTTGTACCCATAAGCAGCAAGGAACGTGCATCCACAACTATGACATACCCGAGTACATTTGAGCAGCTCCATATGAGTTAACCAGTCATAGGACGTGGGGGAATACTGGGACTTACCGCCAATCCTCAAGGTATGATGACAGAAAGGACACCTCCCCTCCTCTCTATTAGAAATCTGGTGTGTTTTCATCTGTCTTTCCTTCCGCAAGAGCATCACTGAAGATATTGAGCACGCTTACATCACTAGGTATAGTCGATTTACGCCTCATTGTCTTTCTGGGTTTCCAGTCTCCTATAGGAATAACGAGATCTCCTTTCAAACAGTATTGAGTGCGTATCCCCCCAGGGAGGCTTGGTCTTGACAACGACATTTTGGGTTTTTCTACTCCAGCCTCATCTGTAGTCTTTTTGGCTTTTATCATGATACGGCTCCCTTCTTAATTCTTAATGGGATATTTAGAAATGGGAGGGAACAATTAAGTCCCCTCCCAAATCAGTCAACCAACAATGCCAACAACGTCAACAATGTCAACAACGTCATGCAGGCTCAGGTACGTTCCTGGGATCATCCGCGTTGGGGCCAAACTTAGCCAGAATAGCAGCAGCATCACTGCCACTACCCAGCATGATCGCGTCCACAGCAGCATCTCGTGCATCACAAATGGCCATATCCATCGAGTCGATGTCAGCCTGCCAATCTGCATACTCCTTCTGCTCTACGGTGTCTTCGAACTCGAATATCGAGTCCCAATAAGTGGCCTCTCCGCCAGGCAATTGCTCAGCCTTCTTGACCTTCTCCAGGTCGATGAGCTTTGCTCTTCCGTCCTTGAGCTGCTTCACCTTTTCATCAAGGGTCAATTCAGGTCGATAGCTGTACGGAGCAGGATGGTCGTCACAGTACGTACTGAACTGCTCTTCTGCCAGACCATTCAGCCTATTCAAGGCATAGTCTCTCTGGCTCTCGTCCAGGAATGCTCCTGTAGTGCCGTTATCCAAATCCTTGATAACCTCCAAAGCACCTTCCTTTGTTCCAGTTATTGCATTACCCATAATGGTAATCCTTTCTTTCGGTATTACTGTTATTACTGTTATTACTGTTTCTTACTATTTGTTACTGCTTCTTCGTAGTTTTAGTAGCCTTATTCTTCTTACCACCTCCTTTCTTCTTCTTTGTACCTGTACTAGATGCAATCTTCACCAATCCTGTCGGGTTGGTACGAGTATGTAAAGGAACAGTATGGGCCTCTTTCGCCTTATCCTCAGTGTTTGCCATCTCATCATATGGAAATATCTCAAAAGACCTCAAGGAGAACATAAGGTCCCTATACTCATCGTTACCTTTCGCTTTCTCCTCTGCGGAGGCCCTTAAGTACCTAGTATATTGGGCTACCATAATGGCTGCAATGAAGTTGCCGCAATAAATGGTGGCCTTAGCAGTACAAGGCATTGGTGTCTGCTCTTCTTGTGGGAACAAGGTGGCCTCGTAGTATTTCAGGTCCTCTTTTGACCTTGTATTTACCGTTATGACTCGTCCTGTCTCAGCAGCCATTCTCCCATCAATAACCAGGGGATATTTGGCCGGATTAACTCCACTACCAAACTGCATGTCTTTCCATATGGACTCTCGTATGTCAATACGATCAACACACAAGAATACAACTCCTATCTGGGGATCGTTGGACCAATAATCCTCGAACTTGTCGGATGGCGGGAACTTGTAAGGGTAGGGATTAAAGTTGCCATCAATAATCTCGTTCATGGAGAAGTCTAGGCTGTCAACCTTATGTTGTCCTATATCGCCTATAGGATATCCTTGTGTGGCTACATTTGTAGCTGACACAATATCGTCATCCCATATTGCAATATTCTCAACGCCAAGAGAGGTCAATTGCAATGCTACTTGTCGACCTATACCTCCGACTCCAACCACTATGGCGGAATCCTTATTGACCTCCCCCATAGGTAGCAGAGAACTGGTTCTCATGTATATGGTATTCGATAATGCTCCCCTACAAAGAATAGACTCTTCGTCATCCGCCATTTCATCCGCAAAGAGAACTACCTGTTTCTCTTCTTGTTCCTCTTCTTGTTTCTCTTCTTGTTCCTCTCCCTGCTCTTGTGCTTTGAGTCTCTCCTCTTCTTTCTCCATTTCTTCCTTCTGGTACTCTACAACCTCTAGTATGTCGTCTGACTGGGAGAACTCTTGCTTTTCTTTTTTTGTTGTTTTACCCATGTTAAATCTCCTATTGTTGGTTGTTGGCAGTTAGTGCTTGAATAAAGATTTGTTATTACCCTTTTAGGGTGTCAAGCTCCATGTATAGACCCACTAGGCTTCTTCTGGTATTGCACATCGCACATTCAGTCATAGCGTCTCCTTCTTTTACATCTCTTTTCCTTCGACACTCATAACATCGGGTTGTTAGTTCATCTATTTTGCCCCTTATGGTTCTGATCTTCCCAACGATTCCTAGTACCCTTGGGTCATCTCCCATGCCTTTGCCCATGAAATCTCGTATGACCATGATAGGCTTCTCGACAGTCACCATATTGCTTATTGTATTTTCCCATTTCTTCAAGGTGTCTGGAGGGAGACCTGGGGAGGAATAATCCACCTTGACTTCGAGCATAGTACGGGTAGGAATCCTACCCATCTTGTATAACCAGCAGCCAAAATCTTCCTTGCCCATAATCATCATGATGAACCAGTCGCATCGACCAAACACCTCTTTGCACGTATCGAAGTCAATCCTGGATGGATTAGTATCTCCTGGATGTGTATGTATCCATATTCGATTGAACTGTTCCGGCTCCAATCCTGCCCCCGTCATGTCATCCCACATCTGAGCCAAGCCCTCTGCCGTCATGTCGGTACTACCTCTCGTGACTTCTTGTCTAGGCATATATAGCTCTACGACCCTCAGAGGATCATCAACTGATCTAGAAATACCAAAACAACTTATCTCGTTACCGTCTGCAAGTCTTCTCCAGTAACTTAGCTTCTGGTATACCCAGCCGGTCAATACCAAACTAGGGGTCTCCTCATCAGGCAGTTCTGGCAATACGTCTCCCTCTTCCCCCTTCACATCTTTCCAATCTGCAACCTGTTTTTTGTTGTTCCCTTCAGTTTTTGTTTTCTTCACCATAATCTTATTCAACCTTTCTTTCTATTTCAATTTCAATTTATTGACTATTTCCTTCAATTCTTCATATTCCCGATTTATAGGCCTAATAAGTTTCTCTGTTTTATCCAATAACTTCGACAACCACGCCGTATTTCTTGTGCAGTCATTTTGCGGCATGGCTGGGATAGCGAAAGGAGTCCCAAGACGGATAAGATCTAGAAGGATGCCGATACCGTTACGACTTGTTAAACAAGGTCTACAGATATAGATTCGGCCACCATCGTTCCGTCCTGATGGAAACATATATACACTACAATGGGAACAACGCTCTTTTCCACAAATATAGCACTTATGCAAACACGATGCTGTCCCGTCTTCCCTCAAATCCGTCCTACATGATACGCCTCCACAAGTAGGACATGTAAAACTCTTTTTGGGGTCCGCCCAACATTCCTTACATATGTACTTGGTGAGTCCCTTTTCAATACATCCAATACACGTATAACAGCGGTGATGAGCTACCCTCTCATTACATGTATGGCAAGTAACTACCTTCAATCCCATTGAATTTTTCCAATCATCCAGTAGCTTAAAGGCCCCGTCTGGATCATACGTCGTGATCAGTAGTCTCAGTAGCTCAGCGGCATCAAGAAACTGGCCTAACGTCAAGTGACTGACCAATAAGTTCTTGACATCTCCTGTACATAAGTAGCCGTTTTTAACATGGGGATGAGTAAGAGATCGTGTCTCTATGTGTCTCGTAGGAGCTGCATAGTTTGGGGTATCTGCAATAGCCCTAGGAAAGGCAAAATTATCTTCCTTCAAGTCTCTATATCCGACAGTGAATCTCCCGAACCTTCTATTCCCAAATGAAATGGCCCTGGTACGGAAGCCGAAACGAAAATAAACCCCAGTAGGGCCTTCTCCCTCTACAATCAAATCTTTGCCATATATATTGTATAGGGTACGGAGGTCTTCCACAGCAGAAGTAATCAGTTCATACTTATTCCTAGTAGCGGCAAGAACTTTATCCTCAATACCAGCAACCCAGGCCATGTCGTCGCTACGCCGTAAAAAGATTCGCTGCAGGTAATTGCCCAGCCGGTACCTATTTATTTGCTTCTCTAACTTCTCCGGGAATTCTCGTTCCCCGACAACCATTTCGGTCAGTTCCCTTACTGAATAAGTGCCGAGAATAGCAGCATCTTTACGTGGAATTCCAGCGTCCGCCGGAATACTATCCTGATTACTAACTCTTTTGATAACCCTCTCATACCCGTCAGTAGAGCGATTTATGACCTTCTTTGCTAATACCTTCCACTTTTCTAGAAGCTCTTTTTGCTTTACCTTGGAGAGCCTGCTAAACTTGGTAGGTCCTTTTTGTTTCTTGTTCTCTCTTATCATAATTAGACCCCTTTCACATTCTATAGGCCTCCGCAGGACCGGGAACTACCCGGCAAGTCTATCCCTGCGGAGGCCCTATAGGTTTTATGCAGTTACTTAGCAGTTACCTCCTCCTACCTTGTTGGGAAGGACAGTTACTGCATCGCCGTCTTCCAGGATGTCTTCAGGAGCTGCCATCTCCCTATTCACCCGTACCTGATGTCGACCACCGTTGAAGTGGGGCATATTCCGTCTGACTAATTGAGAGACAGTAGTCCCATTGGGGACCTCCAGCCTCTTGGTTGCAGCTCCACTCTCATTGTTTGAAAAAGAAACTCTCATGAAACACGTCCTTTCTGTTGTTGTGATTAAATCAAAAATCAATTCAAATTCATTTTGTTCTGGATATTACACTGTATAAGCTGTAACACCATTTTCCTATGTCGTTCTGCCTGAGAGTAACCAAGAGCTGGATCAGAAGGCCAAGTTGTCTTTATTCTACGTTTCTTTATAGTCTCTACAACTACAGGCCTTGCTTCTCCAATTCTCCACTCTCCTATTTGGGCCCCATTACTGACTAAGACTCTTCCATCAGTCCTGATAGTCTTGTATGAGTCAGGTTCTTGACATAGGAAACTACACAATACCCCTAACACATTTATGCTCATCTTGTACGTCCTCAAAAAGGGGGTCAATCCCATACTGTCCCCGTTAGTTCGACGTACTATTGACACCTCCTTTCTTTACTTGTGGATATAGCTTGTAATAGGTACTTTTAGATCCAGAAAAGGTAACCTCTGACTGACACAAAGGTTGGAGAAACTCACAAATCGCATAGGCCCTATCTTCTGTGGCCTCTCTTGTATCGCCCATGACCAGAATACTAGTATCCTCAGTTGTAATTTCACATAAATGTCTCATGATCTTCCCTTTCTTTTTCCCTTTCTTTATCTCTTTCTATGTATATCAGCCTCTACTACCAAATTCTTGTTGAAGCATGACCTGAATGCTCCTATTTCCTCTACTGCCTTGCTATTGGGTCCCTGTTCCTTGACTTCCTCTGCCGTATACATGAACCCACTATCCTTATGGAGATAGTCAAACTTAGGAGCAGGCTTCCCGACTCTAGCAACAATTCTAATCATATGATTAGTTCTCATGATACTATCCCCTTATCTTATTCAGAAACGACCATTCATTCTTGTGGGACTCGTACCACTCCCTAACTGGTTTACCCGAATATTTCATAGCTGTAACAGGCATCTTATCTCTGGTGGGCTTCCGTGAATACCCCCTATAACAGCATGCACATCTCCATATATTCTTTTCTCCCTTCAGACTCCCAAGCCTGATGAAAGGTCGTAGGCAATACCCTAATATCTGATTGTGGAAGGGACTATAACAGGCACATTTACCAACCACTATGGCTTCCTCCTTCGGGTCATGGGGAATATTGTGGAACCTAATAGAGTACGATATCAGGTTGAGCAGTGCCACCATTGACCGGAACAATACACACTGACCAACAGGATCCTTCTTCTCCTGCCAATCATGGAAGTCGTGTATTGCCGTGATATGTAGTTCCACCATCCGCAGGAGAGAGTCCGGCATTGGGACCAGATGGTCGGCCAATAACTCTTTGGGGATTGACTCCTTAGCTGGGACTTTCTTCTTGACTTTCTTAACTTTCTTGACCTTTTTCTTGACTTTCTTCTTAACTGTCTTAACTGGAGCTATCATAGACACCACCTTGATTAGTTGTAACTAGTTGTTTGTTGCTTTATGTACTTCACATACTTTCTGTGCTACTGTCCGTACCGCTTTCCATGCTTCCTCTAAGTCTCCACATGATTCCTGTGCTTCTTCTAAGGCGTCACATGCTTCCCATACTTCATCTGTGATTTCCCATTCTTTCCATACTTCATCTGAAACTTCCCATTCTTCCCATGCTTTCTCTAAGGCTTCACATACTTTCAATGCTTCCTCTGAGACTTTCCGTGCTTCCCATGCTGCATTCCATGCTTTCTGTGCCGCATACTGTGCCTTCTGTGTGGCTTTTTGTACTGCTTCTTGTATGGATTGGACTTTATTGGACATAATCTTCTTCCTTTCTGTAAATAATATATATCCTGGACTCTTATCACCAGCCCATAGGGGCGATTCGCCGATGGCATTGTATCGCGAGGCGATCCAGACGTCGAGAATTTTTTTTGAATTTTTTTGAAACTTTTTCTTGAGTCACGACCCCCCGTGGTGACGCCAAACTCGCAAGCCAAATTTTTCGGGCCTAATGGTTGAAATTTCACTCGCTTGGCCTCCGCAGGAAATAAAAAAACCCCCGGCAGGAATTACCCATACCGAGGGTGCCAGAAAGGGTTAAACGTCGATTTAATCTAGCCGATTATGCTCCATTTGAAATACGAATATACGGCTATTAACCCGCAGATTGCGTCCTTAGCCGCTAGGAGCGGGAGGTCGTTCGCTATCATGATTCCACAGTAGGTAGACGCTGTAAACATCATGAATACATGACCAGCAGCTTTCTTATGTGCTATCAGGGCCAATCCGGTAAAGAGGGAGAGGGTCCCCACTATTGAAAATATTGTTTCTATCATTTGTGATACCTTTCCCCCAAAGACATAGGCATTATCTCGTGGTACGGAATACCTTTCTTGACTATACCAGCCGCCAGAATTGGACGCTTCCTCATATGTTTGCCGTATGCGAACTGAAAGGCTTCAATATCAATACCGCATCCGACATCCATACCGAACGTCCTTTGTTGTGGATTTGCCAACCACTTGATTCCAGCAGCCGTATGGACATGTCCCATCACCACCGACATCAGCATATCTTTCATAGCGTTGTACGCTGGGTGTACACCACCACGGGCAGTTCCATGGAAATAGTATACACCGTCGATGATGAATTCATAGTCCCATTCCCAACCAGGAGTCCCCCAAAGAGTATTGTAGTCCTTGAGGAACTCTTCTGGTATTCCTTGGGGTTCCGCGAGCCGCATTGGTCGAGCGTCGTGGTTCCCGATACAAACCTTAGCTTTTGGGAATGCAGTATGCCACTTTCGTATTCTCTTTTTTGCAAGCAGATATTCATCTCTGGGCCCCGGACATTCTGGATGCTTGGTATGAAAGGAGATAGCGTGCCAATCAACCACGTCGCCAATCAACACTACCTCATTACAATCATACTCATCATACAGGTCTTTACAGAACTTGAGATATTTCGGGTGATCCACTGGAGCATGTATATCACCTACAGCTAGGACTGTCTTCTTCGGCTTCTGCATGGATATATTCCTCCCCTTTATCTCTTCGGGTTAGGTTCTCCTGTTCTTTTAGCCACCAGATGAACGCATACACTGCTATCTTGAAGAAGTTCACTTCCGGCTTGGGTTCCGTATTAATGGTCTCTCCAACATACTTGATTATGTTCCCGGCGATCCACTCATTTCCGGCTGCCTCGCAAACTAAATCCGTAAACTCCTTGTCCTCGGACAGCCTATATCGATCTCCGCCACAATTCCATTGCGATTCACAGGCCTTAGCGAATTTAGGCCACAACTCTTTCTTCATTCTTATGCTTGTGTTCATTTTCCAATCCTTTCAGTATATTGTAGGTGTACAGAAATTCCCTGTAACTTTCTTGCCACGTCCACGGTTGGATTATAAGATGAGGCAACGGGGGGAACCCTTCCAACCACGGACCGAATAACTTTTGGCCCTTCTCACTTATCAGGTCCCGTACTTCGGTAGCCATCATGCGGTTGTCCGCTTCCTTTACGGCATCGAGCCCCCCTACAATATCTACTCCAAATTTTTCCCCGATAGCCTTCAAAATCTTCGTTTCCACCGACGGTTGTCTCCACGCCTTAGTTCTCTGAATAAGAGTACCATGGTTATGAATCAGGCATAAGTGACTCTTTAGTGGACTATGGATATCCCCAATATAGGCCTCCGCAGAGTCGTGGAGGAGCCGTTGTAGACATGTCCCATTATTATCGAATTCCGGAACCCTAGACATCAGTACACTATGTTGTGCCACCGAGTAGAATCCATTTACGTGTCCAGTATAGCGACAGATGCAACTTAACGATTTGGCTATGTCCTCAATATCCACGTCGTCGGGGGAAGGGTTGAGGCAGTCGAAACTGCCCCCGCCCCACGTTGCAATAATCGCTTTCTTCTTACTTTCCATTTTCAATCTCCCTTCGTATCGACGGAAACAGGTCAGAAATAACAAAGGACATCAAATGGTCTAAATCGGAGGCTGGCTCTGGCGATGACTCACCCCCTGCGGAGGCCTTATCGGCACGCTCCTTTGCGGCCTTAGGGGTCCAATATCCGTGTGGGTATCGTTTCTTCAGCTTCGCAGAGTTGGCAACAATCAAACGATCCAAAGAGCCTCCATAATAATTTGCTAAGTAGGTAATAAAGAATAGGAGGTCTCCTAGCTCTTCATATACGTTGTCTATGTCGAGCATCTCGTTATACCCGAGGTGCCTTATGTAGGCGTTAGCTAGCTCTCCAGCCTCTGAATTAAGGGCCAATACTGCATGTAGTACATGTAATGGCACCTGCGTTCGTTTATGATCCATTAACTTACTTACTTGACGTTCATAATTGTTAACCAGATTTGAGATGTCCACTATCATTCTTCTTTCCTTTCTGCTATTTGGGTGGCATATGATCCCCTGTGAAAAACTGTATTTCATCTAGGATATCATACATTTCTTTGCTTAACTTGTAACCTACAACCTTTCCCTCCTCGTTCTTGTCAGGCTCAACGGCCTTTAGGTAATCCCACTGCATTAGAGTCTTGGAGACATTAGTATCGTCCATCTTACTCGAAGTTGTCAGGTATCTGAGATTGGAAAATGGTCGATTCTTCCCGCGTCTGTACAGTACTTGCAGAAGTCTACGTTTGTCGATAGGGAAGGTATCCAAAGCCACTCTCTTGATAAGGGCAGTATCCTCATCGTTCCATTCTGTTCTTCCATCGATAAGGGCATGGGCCTGCCCCAATCCAGTTAGTTGCAACATTAGTCGTGAAGGTAGTTCCGGTTGCTCTGCCTTAAAGCCTATAGGCGAGGTCCTAAGTATGGCTACTATAGCTGAAAGGTCGCAAATTTCGTTCTCATACTTAGTTGCTACGTCCGGTAGTCCAGGATTCTTCTTGAGCCAGTTATATGCGTTAATTACCTGGTCATAGACGACTGTTTCAAGTTCCTTTCTCCAAGCAGCTTTGTTCTTTATGGATTTGAATATTCGATGAGCATACTTTGATGCTTCTCTTACAGTCATAATCCTACGATGTATACGGAACGCAAGGAACCGTTCACCCAACTGCTGGTGTGACTCATTGAAGGTATCTATTGAGCCAGTTGCACACATGATACATCCGAATCGGGCTTTATATTCTACAAGACCTTGGGTGCCAGAACTTTTAGAGAAACATCCGTCGTAGGCATCTCGAAGGTCGCCCCAGATTTTCGTAACCTTCTCCTTACTGTCATTGATAAGACAGCTAATATCTTTTACAACCAAGACTTTTTTGTCTAGTTTGAGCAGTAAAGAGGGGTCTTCTTTCTTTTTATCGTCCCTATACCCACTAGCCAATGTATTCTCGGTCATAGTACTGACAAACATGGTATTAGGTAGCACACTATAAGGGGAGATTGATTCTGTTTTTCCACTTCCTGGAGGCCCTATAATATACATCCAGATGGGGGACATCATATTCTCGTGCATAGTAGCCAACATGATACTTGGCACAATGTCAAATAGCCACTTATCATCGTCGGTGAATTGAAGGATGTCTTGGAACTTATTCTTTACAGTTTTGAGGGGGGAGATTTTTTCCATGATAGAGGGTATTTCCCTTCTGTATCGAGGACTAACGAGGGCAACCCTACTGCTCCAATGCAGGTTTGTACCATACACAAGTATGCGTACTTCGGAGGTTCCCCAATGAAGGGTATCAAGCTGCCAGGAATATAGTATTTCATACCAGTCCCGAGCCTATAGGCCTTGACTGCATCCAGCCACTTGACACGCTCTCCTGCGATAGTCGTTTTCAGTAAATCTATAGCCAGTACCGTATCTATGTCCTTGGGCCTCCCAAATGTCAATACTGGCCGAGGGGGGTCTCCTACGAGACCTGCAAATTGAATCTTCTGTACGTTTACACTTCTTCCCCGTCCGAAAACTCGATACATCCTATAATACTTACCTCCACCATAAACATGATCCCACACTTTACAATCGATCATTTCCACCTCGTCCGTCTAATCGACCCGCTCAGTTGCAGGTAACACATAGTATCCTCCGGTGACGGCGGGAATTCTTTCTCTCGCATCCAGAGTCCGTACCGCTCCGGTACTCGATGTCGGTCTTCCACCCGAAACGTCTTCAATCCCGCATAGACGCCAATACGGCCTGCTGCAACACTTACAAACGGACCACACATAGGTAGTCTGATAACAAACCACGGTTCATCTCCTTTCCACGGATTCTGATCTTTCTTCCAAAACTTAGGCACCGGTCTAATCATATGTCCTGCTACAATATCACACTTGATACCCCATCCATGAGGCTGGTACTGCTGCTTATCATGATCGAACCACAACCCTCTTTCAAAACTCCCTGCGGAGGCCGAAATCCCCTCAACTTTTCCTATTGCACATCCACTAAGAAAACATATAGCTATCACTAATATCAAGTTTCTCATGCTTACTCCTAGCCGGATGGGGGGAGCCCATAACTCCCCCTCACCCAAAAACCATTAACATGTATCGTTACGCAGCAGCTTCCTCAGTAGTAGGGGTCTCGTCTCCAGGCATCTTGATGACCTTGACGAGGTCTACTGCTGTAAACATCTTACCTGTCTTCGTGCTCTTCTCCCTGTGAACACGAACTTCGCAGATCGTACCGACACTATTCTCCAAGTCCCTATCATACTCTTCGATTGGTCGCTTCTCGGTATTCTGAGTAATCTGGTGGACGAAGCCCTTCATCATGCCGAAGGTCTTTCGACTGAAGAATGCCATTTGGAAATCCCTGTTGTTTACTTCGGGATCGTCGGCATGGGCTACAGCCATTACTTTCCACCACACGAAAGGCTCTCCGTCCTTCTCAGTGACGCCCTTCTTTACGCCTGTGATGGAGACAGTATAATTATTGTCAGGAGGGTACCAATTATCAAACACCTCTGCTTGATCGAACTCCTCCTGGTATGCTGCCAATGCCGATATAAATTCCATCGGGTTTTCTTTCTCTGCCATATTAATTCTCCTTTGTACTTGCATTACTATTACCGTTGGCGAGGGCCGCGTCCCTAGCCTCATTGTAGAACTTCTCGAATACTTTCCATCCATCAACCAAGGGCAACTCGAACGTCTCCTGCATCCCAGGAACTCCTCTGGACTTGGCTTCACGGAGATTAGTTGATCGGCAGTTACAGTAATAGATGGTCGTAGTCTCTTCCCCTATAGTCTGGTCGATCTCCATCCCGTTAGGCAGCTTTACTTTTTTGGTCTTCTTAATCACCTTGGGGGTGGAGTAGATGGCCAGCTTGTAGTCTGCCCGTCTTCCAAACATGGAAGCAAACCCAGGGAATACAACAGGACGGATGACAGTAGTAGTGGTCTTACCCATAGCCTGCTGCTTCTCAATAAGGTTGGCAGTACATGACCATATGTACCCAGCCTCTGACAGTCTCTGGATTGAGCCCCAACATCTGTTACGGATCAGGGAGTAACCCTTGCCCTTGTGGCCGAAGTCTGTTATATCTTCCACTCCTTTCTCTATTTCAAGCACGTTAATAATCATATTTGCCCAGTCGTCTACATTGTCGAACACAACGCGGTGCATCCAATGTTTTCCGTTGGACCCGTCTGTAACCAGTTTCTCTATGACATCTTCAAAATGTTTGTAGTTCTCTATGTTGATACGGGGACCTCTAGGCTCAAACACACCTCCAGTCTCGTCTCCGAAGTCCAACGTCAAGGTGTCCGGTATCGACCTAGTGAACGTACTTTTTCCTTCCCCGGTCAGCCCGGCTACCCATAGCCGCAAGTCCTTAGCCTCTTTTGGATGGTACCCGGTCTCTGCACCGAGCTTCTTCCAGTCGGCTGGCAAGCTATTGGGCTGTAATGTAGTAATGGGGGGCATGTGGTAATCTCCTTTCAACGCAATAAGTACTTAGATGCCTCTGGCTGTTCTCTCGTCGCCTATAGCCTTATACAGGTCTGATCGGACCGCAGCAAGCGAGGTAGTCTCAGTAGGCGGCACAGCCTCCAACTGGTTGCGGAACTTCTCTACTCCCACCTTATGGGCTGTATACTTCGTCTCAGCTACCGATGCTTTCTTCCTGAAGAACAAGGCAGCAAACGACGACGCGGCCAGCATAACGACCTCTATCACCGGGGCATAAGGATTCCACGGAGCCGAAGCTCTATTACCAGCCCTTATGGCTTGTATCAGGTTATTCAGGCCTTCATCCTCGTTCTCGGAGTATTGTTCCGAGGCAACCTCATCTACTACCGCCTTCACGTCAGGCATCGTCCTATTATACTCTTCGTCGATCTTCTCGACTACTCCCTGCATCTGGGTGGCGGTACCTTGATTGAAGCGGACATCTGCCGGATTGTAGGACTCACACCCCACGAAGGCCAGGCCCATCAGTGTCAATAAGGAACCGGCGATAGCCCCTATAACTACATATTTCAGTTTAGTCGCTCGACTTACATTCCAATTTTTCATCATGTAACCTTTCTAATTTCTCTACTCTCTCCAATAAGGAGTTAAACATATCATATAGATCTGATAGCTCTGAATACACGTTAGAAAAATCTTCGTCCACCCACTTCAGGTCATCTGCCATAATCACCTCCTTTAGTTAGACAGTTAATTAACATTGCCGAAAACGCTGAATTAAAAATTTTAGCCCCATTTACGTATATATCATGAAAGCACTCCTTTCTCCACCTTTTCATATGTTGTGTATTCACGATGCAGCTCGGCTGGCCATAAGCTAATATCCATATCACAAAGACTATGAAAGGGACACTGCTTATTAAATTTATAGCAACAACGTCGGCTCATGTCCCTACTATAGTTTCTTGGATCAGGCTCACGATTAGCCATGTCTCGCACGGTTTCCAGCACCCTATCCAACTCGTCGGTCATGATAGGCTCCTCAAACGGCATAGCTACACAGTTCATAGCTGCTATCCCGTTGTCCTCGTACCATTCAAGGACCCTCATCTTATAGGCCTCCGCAGGAGTGATGTGAAGTTTGTTGGCTTTCTTTACGTCTGTGCCACACAGTTTAATATTGGGCATCCGTACCACATCCAGTATGAATCCGGAGGGGCTCTTATGCCCATTCTTTGCGGCCCAGTCATCGACCAGCAGGCGGTACAATCTAGCTTGAATCCCGAACCGATATCCTGTAACGACAGCCTTCAGCTCTCGCGTCGTAGTCTTAGTATCCCTGATGCTGATGGTGTTTGTGCTGATTTTGTGTTCTACTTCATCGATAGTCCCACACAGATCGTCCATCTCCAAGTACTGCTCTCGGAACAGGGTCTCTCTATCCTCCCCACGGGGGAACTTTTCCCAGAACAGTTCTGCCATACATTTCGCACGATTATACATGTCGGTAAGGTCGTTCACATGCTTGACAACCTCGTCGCTGTACCCCCCGAACTCATCAACCTCTTCCATGAGGACAGCCTGTCTATCCTTGACCCATTTCAAGACTTCCTCCAATTTGGTCGGGCCCTTCTTCATCATCAGGTGGTAGATCGTACCGAGGTCTGCCGCCTTCCTGAACTCCCTATCTTTCGGCTTGAGGTGCCATCGGTACCGGAAGAACCAGTTCCTCTCACACCCCAACGCACAAGCTATGCTCGATTGACTGAGGGGGTATGCATCGTAACTCTTTCTTTCCTTAATGAATTCGTTCACGGGTACTCCTTTCTGACTCCGATCCTCTCGAATGCAAGCTGTATGAAGCTGTCTAAGAGGTACGTGTCGAACCATGTTTTTCTTTTTAGATGATCGCACCACCCAAGTATTTTTGATGGAGTATCGCACCTGTTATAAGATACATGATAAAAATAGCCGATCTTATCTCCAACAAACGTGAAGCATCTAAGTTTGTCGTCCCGCTCCACTGTTACTTCTGGTATGAAGGGGTCTATTTCCGAGTATTTAACCACACTAAATTCCATCATTTTCTTTCCTTTCTAATTGTTTCTAATTGTGGGTGGCAGGCCACCTCCTACGGAATAGAATGACCGGCTCATAACTAAATACACTGGCAACCTCATTCAGTTCCCGTAGGCTCATCTCCTTGTCCCATATCAGGAACTTATAGCCAATAGGACTCAAGTCTAGCTTCTCAGCCATGTATTCTGTGGACATATCGTGCTCAGCAGCTAGTCTAATCAGGTCTTCTGCTACCTGGGTCCTAAGATTCTCGTAGGCTCTACTCTCTGCTTCCGCAAGGCAAGATTCAGATGTGTTCTTATTTGGATCGTTGACTATCATAGTGGCCTCCAATTTGAAAAACGGGCAGGGGCGGTAGTGGAGTCCACTACACACCCCCATCCCTGCGGAGGCCAAATTAAATGGGCTAACTTCTTTGCCTTCCCATAATTATATATTACCATACAATACCTCATAAGTCAACCCATGTAGGGTAAAATGTACTTGACTTCCGCATGTTTATAGTTACTTAACTTAGGAAACTCCTTGTCAAGGAAACTTACACGATGGGCATTAAAAATTTTAGAGGGGATTCGGCACGACCTCAAAATGAGGGTAAACTGCATAAGCTACCATCATATGTACCAGTAGTGTCCACACCTTTCTTCGTGTCTGGTAGTTTCTTGCTTTCCACGGTATGAACACTACGTTGAACCCGTACTTAGCTACCGCCAGTGACAACTTGCTAACTATAATCTCCGGGTTCTTAATCCACGGCTTCTTGGTTCTCTTTCTCAGTAGCTCAGTCGGGGAAGCCTCCACCAAAAGTACAGGATACTCCGCAGTAGCTGCTAACTTACGGAAGGCTTTAGCCTGTCTGATTGAGTCACGACTCTCCATCAGATTCTTATACAACTCTAGCTGTGATGCCTTCCTCTCTATGATACAGACATCAGGGTACTCCCCTAACATATAGTCCCCCACATCCAGCTTCTGTTTCTTGGTCTCTACCTGTATCGCAAGGCTACTGTAGTTCAAGAACGGGTGAGCAACATGTACTACATCAGGGAATATCATCGGGTACTTCTCCCTCGTATCAACCAAGACCGTGACCTTCTTAGGTACCTCGTACCGTTTGTAGATTGCATCGTTAATCTTGGACATCAGGAGACTCCTTTTTTGGATGTGCCATCAGTAATTTCCATGATTCAGTTCCTTTCTAATTTTGGTCACTCCTCTATTGTACAAGTTATTTACAGCTTGACTACTAATTCCTCCCATTTCTTTCCCTATCTCCTTGAACGTAGCCCCGGAGTTTACCCTCTTCTCTATAGCTTCTTTTTGTTTGTCCGGCAGGCATCCCGTCAAGACTCTTAATGTATCATACAGTTCCTGTCTAATCAATACATCTATAGGGTCTTCAGCCTTCATACTTTCTAATTCGTCGGGAGATTCAATAGGCTTAAACTTAGCGTTTGAATCTGGTAGGTTCTTGTCGATCAATCCATACCTTTTCAGTACCCTATAGGGTATGCCTTGATCAAAACTCCAGCTATAAAACTTCTTTCCTTGACTACCTCGTGACTCGGACATCGCCCGTATCATGGCGAACCGCAACGCTATCCTCATGATATGCTCATCCCCGTCATCAAGATAATTCATCCAGTACTTACTTACGTAAGCCCAGTTTACGAAGTCATCCTCTTCATAAAACTTTAGGGCTTTCCCTAATTTATTCACTAACTTACGGGCCTCAGACCTAGCCAGCTTTGAAAACTTAGCTAACTGCTCTACATTTAGATCACTGTGTTCCATGGCATCTCCTAGCGTATTGAATCTTTTCTATTAATCTTTTCCTACGCAAATATATTGACTGTTTACTAACGCCTATCTCTTCTGCTATATCCTTAGCACTTCTACCGTACACATACAGTTGGTCGAACAACCATAGCTGACTGTCATTTAGCTTGCTGTTATTTCTCCAGTAATCCCGGAAGTCCCTATTCTCTACCTCGTCTAAATTATCATCCACGCGTAGGTTATCCACACGAGTACAAAAATCTTCTTTCTTTTTCAGTCTTAATTTCTCATCCCCAGCACTGTAACCACGGACCAATGGGTCTTTCTCCAATACAGCTACGCACTTCAACATGTCCCAGTATATTATGTAAGACAGGTAGTCGTCGTCACGATCTTCGTACTTCCACCAGTTTCCATGCAAGAAAGCCTCATTAATCAGATCATCCTTCTCCCATAGCTTTATATCAGCAACCCTTGGCCTCCGCAGGATACGTCCAGCTGCAATGGGAGCAGCCTCACAGTACCGTCTCTTCAAATCCTCTGATACTTTCTCCAATGGAGTGTGGGTCCGGTATCCATAGTGACCGCCACTACCCATATGACTCATACTCCTTCTTCTCACACACAAATGGAATTGTTCTGCCCAACTGTTTCTCTAGCTCCCGCAGCACGGGGGGGTGTTCTAGGTGTCGAGGCACGATCTCGTCAACCAACTTCTCCTCACCTGGATACACATCCACGAATACGGAGTCGTAAATCTGTAGGCAGATCAAGCTGTTCATCTCCCTCAGCTCAAACTCCTTTATGATCTCGAACTGTGCAGACTGAGTACATTGAGCACAAGGTGTTTGGATTGCACAATTACATATCTCGTTGATCGAACTAGCTACACCCTCTGCCCCCTTGCCGAACGTCCTGCTCCACCCGGTAATGGTCTCGTAATATCCCTTCCTCATTACCTCCCTAATAAGGGAGTCCTGCCACTGATGGAACACAGGGTGTACGTCGTACCATGTACGAATAGCTCTGTCTGCAAACTCCAAATCTATTTCAACTCCGACGTCTCTTCTGGCAGTCTGCACGTAAGTATCAGCTCCGCCACGGAACAAGATAAGGAAGTTGAGAGTCTTACCCAGCTTGTACTCCTTAGACTCCTTCCATCCTGCGGAGGCCGGGTCAGCCTCAGGAAATATATCCTGTGCCGTCATGGTATGTAGACTTGCTCCGTCGGAGGTGTAGGCTGAGTAGAGGACGGGGTCGTTAGATAGTAAGGCTGCCATTCGGAGGTGGTCTTGGGACATGTCGTACTCCCAGAGCTTTCCTCCGTCGAATCTGGAGCAACTACAGTTACGGATAGTCTTAGGCTCTGTGAGTCTCGCAGGCCCCGAAGCGGAAAAACGCCCTTGTATTTGTCCCATTGCTCGATCATCCTGTGCAGCTCCGCGATTGGAATACGAAGGTATAGGAAACCAGGATGGGTATACATATCCAACGTTACCTTTGGTGTGGACGACCCCTCTCTTCTTGTTCGTGAGCAGAGGCCGCGTATACGTGTTAGTAATTTTCGCACAGTCTTTATACTCCTGGAATAACTCTAGGATATCCCGTCCTCCGTCAGTGTCACCGAGATATTTGAGGAGGAGATTAGAGTTGCCGACTCCAATGGAAATAGCTCCAGTTTTTTCACTCCACTCAAGTCTGGGGTCATCGATAAGACCTGCTCCGAAGGCCAATCTGAGGAAGAGTTCTCGCAGTGGAGCGTCAGAACCGATCCCGTGCAATTTGATACCGTGGTCATGTTCCGCTCTGTGGCAAGCGGCGTCTTTTCTTGCTTCGTATTCATCATGTACTTCCTTTAGTTTAGGCAACCACAATGTACTGCCGTTACGCTCCAGGTCTGTCACACACCAGACCGTCATATTTCTCATAGCCTTACAGAACTCAGAGTTCTTGCGGCTACTGTCGCCATAGATAGACTTGATACGTCTGTCCATCTCCTCATACAGGAGGTAGGTGACCGCAGCATCAAGGCAGTTGTACTCCAGTAGCTCGGGGTCTCCGTACCCCGTGGCGTTCCCTTCCTTGCCTGTAACACCTGAACTACTGTAGTCAGCTATGCCGAACAGCAAAGCCTGCTCCTTCAAGCCTCTCTCTGGTCGCTGCTCGTATTCCAAGAAGCTCATCAACATAGTATCATCGACGATCAGCTTGGAGGGATTAACCCACTGCCTCAGTGATGGGTCGGCTGCTCTTAAATATTGCAGGTCGAACTTAGTATTCTGTCCCAACGCTGTGATGCCTGAGTCGACCATCCTCTTGAACCACTGTCGCACTATCTCTCGGTGCCCCTCCCACTTCATACAGTATACCGCAGTCCTTAGGACCCCCTCTATGTCCCTCCATGCGAACGCACAAGTTACTACTTGCTCCCGGTATGGATAACCGTCCACATAGAAGGACTTTCGAGGGGTGAACACAGTCTGAGAGTTTCCTGCTAGTATGCCGTACGTCTCAACGTCGAAAGCTACGAGATTATTATGAATCCTAGGTGGCACTGGGGCCCCTAGCATAGGAACAATCGAAAGGTCGTTGGGGATGAACTCGCCCCTGAGGTATCGCACTATTAGTCGGAAATGGTCCTCAACTGATTTAGCTAGCGATGGGCTCCTCTTTGTATGCAGGATAGCAGGGTTGTTTGTATAGAAACAGGAGTAGTCAGGCCAAACCCCTTGTTGTCCCTGCTTGCGTAGCCCGTGCCCCAACGACCGTTGCCTGGCTATGGACTTGGCTGCCTTAGCTCCGCAAGCTACCAATACTACCTCCTTGTAGTTGGAGCTAAGCAGCTCTAAGTCCTTTTCAATATGCTGTCGACATATGGCAACCTGACCGTCAGTCGGTACCGCTCCCTGCGGAGGCTTACATCGGACAGCATTGGACACGTAGATGTCAGCTAGTTCGCGTATCTTGGCCAAGGTCACGAACCGTTCCAGGAGCCCCCCAGCAAAACCTATCCAGGTCCTTCCTGCAAGGTCTTCGTTAAGTCCTGGGGCCTGCCCTACGAACAGGATAGCACGATCCTTCCATACCCTGTCGTCGCATTCCTCCCCTCTGAAGGAGAGCTTCCTAGTTGGTAGTCCAGGATTAATAGCTCCCTCATATAGGGGACAGTCCTGACATCTACTGTGTGTCGGAAATTCAATCGAATTTTTTGCGTTTTTCGTTGCCATGCCGCCGCTATGATAACCGATTTCGCAACGCCGTCAACAAAAAAATCAAAAAATTTCAAAAAAATTCAAAAAAATTTCGCCGCCCCCCCCATAAGCGAGGGGTTATAATACTACTGTGGGAAGTAGATGTCAAATGAGGCGGGGTTCGTCTCCACATCCTGGTACATGGTACGCAACGCGGCGTCCCCCAGCACTTGCTGGAATACAGGACGAGCTTCCTTCGGGAATCCTTTCAAGACCCTATTGATTCTGCTTACATTCCTTCGGTTCTTCAGGGCTGTGATGTCTGTCTTCTTCACCTGTAACGGACCCAGCTCAGGGTACTGCTCCTGATACTCTTTCTGTATGGCCTCCGCACGGGAGTAGTCGTTTTTGAAGAGTGCCTGAAGGTATTCTCGCCTGTATTCACGAAGTTTATCTCGCTGCGACAGCAACCATTTCATGGCTCCCTGCTCTTCAGACTGGTTCATTACCTTGATACCCATCGCCCGCATCACCATCTGCATTGGAGTATACGTACCTATCAGGGCATGGTCATCGTTGTATACAGGGATACGTCCATCCGGAGTTCTGTTCTGGTAGTCAGCATACTTGGGAGCCAGCGTCTTGTAGAGTCTTCGGCCAGCCAGTCCACCAGGCACAGCCAATGCAGCTGTAGCCCCGAGCTTCTCCATGTCCCCCTCGTACAGGGCGGCAGCAGCTGACCCAACAGCACTGACCAATGGAGATACCAATGGGAACGGATAGAAGGGGGCCCCCTCGTAGGCGGGTGCGGGAATCGTGCCGGACCCAATCGCCTGCGAAAGATCAACCCCCAATAGGTTCTTACCTACCTCGTATGTGATTCCAGCCGTGGCAGCCGTCCTGCCAATGGTGCCGAAGTTCAACTTGGATGGGTCGAGTCCCCATCGAGTAGAGGCACCAAGGAAGTCTACCATCCTGAGTGGGAAGTGTGTAAACTGACGCAGGGGGGCAGACCAGTTGAGCGTAGCCGACGGGGTCCCGAGTGGTCCGCCCGTGAAGTGACCGGCATGCACCACGTTAGCTCCCACAGTATTGGCTTGTTCTATCTTCTTTGCAGCCGACATGCCCTTACCAATACTGCCCTTCAAATGATGCAGATGCTGTTGCTGTCCTGCATAGAAACCAAGGAGCCTGTTGAACATCTCGGACTTCTCGAACCCATACAGCAGCTTCTCCTGCATCTTCTTTAGCCCGCTCTTGGCTAGGGAAGAAGCCCCCATCATGTCCATGCCCATGTCACCAGCCTCTATGGCAGCAACCATTCCTTCCCCTTCTCCGAAGTGGGCTACGAACTCAGGGAAGTTAGCCTGCATGTTAGACACTATCTCGCCAGTAATAGGGTGCTTGGCCTCCTTGATCCCCTTGATCCAGTTGGGAAGGACCCCGTCTACCTTTACCTTAACCATCTTACCAGCAGCATCGTCCCACATGTGAGCCATGCCGCCCCACAGTCTGGGATTCAGCTCCTTGATCCCCCTAACTATAGAGGAGGGCCCCATGCCTGGCATGTTGATGACGGTAGCCAACGTCTGTAGCGAGTTCTTGGATATGGGGGACACGTTTGCTCCCAGTGCCGATGTATATATCCAGCTAGAGATACCATGCTCTACCCCCTCAGCAGTCAGTGACTTGGGGCCTCCTCCGAACGTAGCTCGCAACCAATCCCCTAATGCCGACCCCTCCGGAGCTATGCCCTTCATCATGGGGTTCTTGGTCACGAAGTCATACGACTTACGGTTCGTCTCAAATATAGTTAGGGACCTTTGCCCCTGCTGCCATGTCTTGTACCCCTTGAGCTGTGGGATCAGCGTCTCCTCCATCAGGTTCTTCAGGAAGGCCGGTGGCTTCTCCGCCCACGCAGGAGGATCAAGAACTACTTCCCTTACGAAATCGTCCAGTCCTTCCCCCGACCTCAATGCTACATTCTTATGATACCATGGCACTGCCTGTGATATGTTATGTGTGTATCGTTGTGCCGCTTTAAGTAGATGTGTATCATACCGAGCCGGTGACCCAATCACCCTGCCTATAGCCTCCAACTCGTTCTGTAGTGCGACGGGATTGCCAGCCTTATACAACTGGTTGCCCATCTCCCCCAGCATGTCCCCCATCAACTTCTTGTTAGCAATCCGTAGCTTGTCGGCGGTAGCCTTCGCGGTCTCCGGTGTAATCCCTGAACTAAGCCTCGCACCCAACGAGGTAGTCTTGCCACTCCCTTTGAACCACGTGATCGTGTCGTCAATGAACTTCTTGACTACCTGCTCCTTATTTCCCCCCTTAGTGATAGCTCGCTCCCATATCTTAGCCACCTGCTGCGTCGCCTCTGCGGAGGCCCTAGCGTAGTCAGCCCGTACCGCCTTAGCAGCACCAGCTGGCAACCATCCCCCTCTTTCAGCAGCCAGTAGGGCGTCAGGGTCTATGATGGATTGGGCTTTATCCTGATAGAATACCTTAGCCATCTTCTCCTTAGCTTCTGTGGCCCACGCCGAGAAGTTCTTCTTGTTCATACGCTGGAATAGAGACCTATGTGTATACCTATCCATCGTTGCGTAGTGGGGCAGTCCATACCCCGGCTGGAACAGACTCACTTCACCCTTAGCTCCAGCTCTCTGTCTCAACTGTAGCAAGGTCTTCTTGTCCTTAGGTAAGTAACTCCATTGTTTATCCTGTAATCTACGTACGTTATCAGCCAGCTCCTTTAGCTGCTTGTACTTCGGGTGATTCTTGAAAACCTTCGTAAAGGAGTCCCCCTTCTTGAGTCCCAACCCCTTGAAATAGTTATACATCTCTGGATTACGAGGACCAGCCTTAGTTACATCAAAGGCCCTACCTACCAGGTTGACACCCCCTCGTTCCGTGTCGGCAATCATACCAGCTACCCTCACATCGTCGGGGGTCAGCTTAGTTCCATACTTAGCGATGTTAGCTTTGTATATCTTATCCAACCCCTGATTGTACTTGCTTAGCCAGTCAGACTGCTGTTTAAGTACGGCAGAATACTTCTCCCATAAACCTACCCACTCCTTTCCAACAGTCTTACCTACCCCCTTCATGTAGGACATGGCACCACTAGGATACCGCATGAGCCTGCCTATATGTTTGGCCTTCGGCCCCAACCCCTTAGCCAGCATGGTAAGAGGAGCAGTCGTACCCAGCGGCCAAAACACTACCCCTGCCAGTAACCCTGCCACCACCAGTGGATTAGTAGCCACATCGACCAGCGTCTTTAGCAATGGATTAGGGTTGTCCCCCAGCAGCTTGTTGGTCAGCGTTTGGGCCTCCGCAGGGGAGAGGTCCTGTGGAGATAGTATGGACCTACTGGCAGCGTCGAGGTCCCCCCTCAAGACATTGGAGAATGCCAAGGAACCTCGATCATATACTGTAGTAGGGAACTCTATGCTTCCCAGCCCATAGCGGGGAACGTCCGTCTCAGGATCGTATCTGTCCAAGATGTCCAAGTTAGCTCCCTATCATGGTTTCGCCGCGTGCCAGTGAAGGTCCGAGAACTCCGCCTGTAGCTAGTCTGCCTACGACAGCTTGTCGCAATCCACGCTCCCGCTCCTGTGCCTCGGGCAACGCCGACTGTAGATAGAAGTGCTGTGGAGTAAGAACATCCTCCCGTGATTCTATCACGTTCTCCTCAGCTTGGCGAGCGAACCCAGACTCCATCAGCTTCTCTTGCATGTTCATCAGGTACAGTCCGAATAGGACTGCGTCGAGGGCTACTCCAGATTTGCCGGACATGAACTTGCCGACTTTTGACATCCCCCCGCCCTTACCAAAGAACTTCCCCAACCAAGTCATGTCATCTGTCTTGCTAATAGTTTCTCCGGCTGCTTTAGTGAACTTGCCTCCGGACCTAGCCGCCTTCTTAGCTGCCTCCTTCCCTGCGGAGGCCTTAGCTGCGGAAGGATTAAACTTCCCCTCGGCCAGCATCTTCTGTAGCCTCTTAGCCTTGGAAGCCTCCACGCTCGGAACCTTTCCGACCGATTTATCAACAGCCCCCATCCCAGGAAAGAAGTTCTTCATGTCCTTCGGCTTCCCGCCCGAGCGACCTTCCGTTATAGCTCTGACGAACCATTCCATTGTCTCGGCATTATGCTTAGTTGGTAGTTTAGCCATTCTTATAACCTCTCTATCTCAGTAGGGAAAGCATTCCAGACGAGGGCGGGACAACTCCGCTTGGAGCCTCCTGCTTGTTAGCCATTAGAGCAGACATCATTTGCATCATCATCATAGCCTGCCTGTCCTTGCTAGCTTGCATAGCCGAAAAGCTCCGGCTCTCGCGTTTTTCCCCCCTAGCCATTTCATTCATGCTCATCAGCATCTTCATGTACTCATCTTCACGTGAGCGGGTCTCCTTCAAGGACTTCTTTGCCCCCTTACGCTCGGCAGTTGCCATCCGTTCCTCAGAAGCCAGCTGCTTCTCTTGAAGGGCGGCGTCCTTTTTCCTCTCTCCTCTCTTATACCCAAGGTCCATAGCTTTGTAACCTGCTATCATTAACCCTATTAGTGCTACCCATTCGGCAGGTGTCATAATATACCCCCTATTTAATTATTACGTTGTCTTTAATTATTAGGTCGTCAGTATTGGTCTCAATTTTCTCTCCGTTAAAGTACTTCTGTCTATGTGAGTCTCGACCAGCTGACCAGTTATATAATTCTTGGAAGTCTGGGTCATCTTCCCCGATATCAATCATTCCTAGAGCATCAATGAATGAAGCTTGGGAATTTCCTGCCGCATTTAAGAGGTCCCCCATCTTCATTCCAGGCCCAGCAGCCTCGGCAGCCCTCTGCCACGTACCCCCCCAACTACTATTATTTATCCTGCTGATAATATATCTCATGTAGTCACCAACGGTCTCTCCAAAGGATTGGTCCTTCATTGGAGTTTTGTCGGTAATCCATTTGTCCAGCAGGCCACGCCTTACTGCTAATGCAGACTTCAGAGACTCCAGAGTCTCGGCTTCGACTCGGTGAATTTTCCCAATATCTTTACGTTTAGCTTCAGTCTCTAGAGCTTTTATTCCGCCATCCAATACCCCTGCTACCTTAATGAAATCTTCTGCTACGTACTTTCCCTCGGCGATCCCTTTAATTACTTCGTCCTCCGTAGCTCCTAGTACAAAGAACGGGGCCTTCTCGTGGATATTCAGCGAAGTACTCTCTCCGCTTAGGGAGTTGTTTAGGGCGACCATCATAGACTCCGTACCTAATTTGGGACCCCACTCTCTTATGGCTGAAAGACCGAACCTCGGTTCTCGGGCTAGAGCATCTGAGACACGACCTACTACCCCTACAGAGTACTCCCGTAATGCTTTAGCCTCTTCTGTCTTTCTCATTATATTATCGAGGGTAACTTGGTAAGAAGTCTCAGCCTCGTTAGCTCTTTCTCCTAGTGCCCTTAGGGTCCTAGCATTATCAAGATTTCTAACGATGTCTACAAGCATTTGCTTCGCTCGGTACATTTTAGTATCGTGCATTCCCTCTCTCATGAGTTCGATAGATTGATTTCTTAGCCCAGTCTCGTGCTTGAAAAGAGAGTCCTGAATGTCCTTTTCTAGTTCCCTATCTAGTGCGGCCTCATCTGTTCTCCATCTTCTATCCTCTATCCTACCTCGTATTTCGGCAGCTCTATCTGCTCCTCTCTCTGCCGACTGTGCGGCCAGTACTTGGTTCTGCCTAGCATATGACCCCTCTTCCTGCATTGCGGTCTGCTTGAGGGCAGTCTCACTCTGCATGGCTTGGAGGACACGATTCTCCCGAGCCTGCTTATTCTGTGCCATACTTGCTACTACCGACGGGTTGACAGCACCGCCTGTAACTATATTTCCATTAGCCATTATTTAACCTTTCTAGCTTGAGACTCTTTCAGAAGCCTTTCCATCGGGTTTTACGGAGGATTTTTTGCTTGTTGGTGTACTAGAAGACGGGGCTGGAATACTAGATGCAGATGAGTATAGAGGACTAATACTGAATCCGCCCCGCTGACTCGACATCATATTTGCGAGCTGCCGATTAACACTCATCGAGTTAGCTACCTCGGCCAGTACGTCAACTATAGGCATAGCATCATACATGAAGTTAGGTGTATTATAAAACCAGCTAGCAACATTTTCCATACCAGCCATCCGTAGTTGTTCAACTTCCACATCGAATTTGGCTTTCTCCATAGCATACTGGTACTTCGAGGACTCCAGGAACTTTAGCATCTCGACATGCTGCTGCTCCTGAAAGCTAGTATACATATTCTGCTTCCACATAGCCTCGTTGGTGGCCATCATATGTTGGACACTAGCCGTCTCCGCCAACTGCTGGTAGTTCGTATGGATATTACTGGCCATCGTAGCCAAGGCAGTCCCTTTACTTTGGACGAACTGGTTATACTCAGCAGAGTCAGCACCATAATTCTGTAGGATATTACGCTCTTCGGCCTTCATGGACCCTAGCGTAGCCTGTACCCCAGCCTGCATGGCATGTGCACGAGCGAAGTCCCGATCCCTACCAATCTGTTGATGTGTTTCATCTAACGTGCTTAGGACTTCTGCTACTCGGGCCCTCGACGCCTGCACGTACTCGTCTGCTTTCTCCGCAGCGGCCCCCCAACCCTCGGCGGCAGACTGATAGGATGTAGCGGCGAAGTCCTGGGCCGACTGAAGCCTCTTCATGTAGGCCTCCATTCCAGCTCCCATAACTTCGAGTCCTGCGGAGGCCTTGTCTGCTTGCCCCTGCAACGATTGGATATCCCCTCTTGCCTTAGCCATTCCAGCTTCAGCTTGGGCTTTTGCCGCAACTTTAGACCCTGAACTAAGATACGAAGATAGGGAGCCCGACGATCCTGGAGACCATCCACTAGATTTGATCGACTCATAAAGGGGGACTGCCGCTTGGTATCCTTCCGTTCCACTAACCTCACGAGTCTGACTAGCCAAATCACCTATCGTTTTCCGGAACGCCTCGTAGTTGAACGGGTCCCCACCAGTTGCATCGGCCTTCAGAAACTTAGTATAATCCATTTCCATTGCCATTTAATCCACCTCTTTCTAAACCCTATTATAATAGGGTATCCCATTACTGTCAACTACTTTCTTACGGAACATAAAGTGTCGCATCATAATATTGAGCACGCCATACACCTGATGACAGCCATGAGACCTTCACTGCATCACCAACATTTGTCAAAGTTAGAGCTACTCCTGCACCAAGACCTTGAATAGTATCTGTACCATTAGGGTCTATTGTTACTGCTTCATCAGTAGTCTTAACGAATTCATATTCAAGGTTCTCGGCATCAGCTGGAAGGTCGAACTCAATGGCCTCTGTTGCTCCTGTATTACTGAATCTCTTGCCGGTGTCCGCTGCAAGAACGGAATAGGTTGCCGTCTTGTCCTGATAGCCCGGAGACGTGCCCATAGATGCCCACGTGCCCGGCGAACCCTGTGCAGTACATACCCAGCCAATAGATTCACCATATCCCGCCGAAGTATTTAGGAAAACGTCTCCGTAAACCCACGTTCCCTCTGTCGGCGGGGAATTAGCTCTGCCGTTTCGACTAACATATCCCAAGCCCGATGTATAAGACTCCACTGAATAATTGCTGGTATCAACTACGACACGGTCATAGGCTAACGTCTGGTCATATATCATTCCCTTGGTCAATGTGCCGGTAGGTGCCTTGCTAACCACAAGACCCTGAATCATAACTTGTCCGGCCCCAGACTCGATTTCCACGACGGTGTTTATTGTGTTACCAGCCCCGATATAACAATCTATGCTTTCCAGTATAATCTTGTCGCCGTCGCCCTGAACTCTGATACAGGCAGTGGAATGCTCCCCTTCAAAGTGAACGCCGTGAAGGTGTGTTAAAGCCGCTGTGACGTCTATGCCTATGGCACTTTCGCCTATCATCAAATTGCGGAGATGATTGCCAGAACCATCATTATAGATTCCACCAGTGGTACAATTGGTGACTTCGCATGTTTCAAGATGAGCAGCGTTGCCGAGGATCTTAATTCCCCATCCGGTAAAGTTGCTCACATATAAATTCCAGCATCCGCCGAATGTCCCCAGTGGATAGCTACTATGGCCCAAGTCTATGCCGTCAGCGGTGCATGAATTACCGTGTATCATCAAATCAGCAATAATAGTCCCAACAGCGTTACCATCATCACCTATCATCACCCCTGTGGAGCCGGTAATCATCTTGAGCCGAGAATGATGGGGTCCGTCACCGATAAGTTTGGTCCCATTGTAAACCGTCAGATTTGACACCATGTAGGAGTATTGAGAACCGGGGATATAAACTGCTGGCTCTAGTTCACCGGCAGTCCTTATAGCACGGGCTGCGTCTATCGCCGCCTGTATAGCCGCCGTATCGTCAGTGCTGCCGTCGCCCTTTGCTCCATAGGTCTTGACACTATAGAACGGTTTCATAGAGTTCAGGTAGTTATTTAGCTTGGGCCCCCAAGTACCCCTATCGTCATTTACTGTTGGAAGTGGATAAGTCTCAGCCATTAGTAACCGTACCTTCCCGATCCGTAGTCACCATCTCCGTATGCGTACTCGTCCCCGGTCATCCTGCTGTCAGTTGGAGTCATGGCGAATTCGGCGTCAGTTAATTCAAACATAGTTCCAGTAGATATCTGCTCAATGTAAGGAGTAACATTCACCCCATCTATATTAAGGCCTCCGCAGGAAACGCCAGGCCCATAATCCATCGATATATAAACCATCTGTTGCTCAGGTGTAGGCTCCCTGTCCCGATACGCCGAGACCCTCCAGTACTTATTGGTATTTTCCTCAAATCCAGACTGATCGCTGGCCTTCACAGCCACCCCCATCAGTATACGTCTCACGAAGGGGGACAATTCCTCTTGTGCCAGCGGCCAAGTACGGACGATAAAGGGGACAGGACTAATACTGTATCGGTCAGTAGCCCCTATATCGTAGGGGAAATTTTCAGTAAACGTCAGTACCTTCGTACTGGTGTTCACACTAGCTATTTCTCTGTCGTATCCTGCGTTTGTCCCATTCGTAATGTAAAGTCTCGCCCCAACCATGTCGGCATGGAAGGTAGCCTCCGTATCCGTCAATGTTGTTCCCCCGGTAGTAACCGTACTGTCCAAGGTATATGTACTAGCTAGGTCCCACATCGTACCGCTCCCTGCCTCCAGTACGTCGGGGGAAACAATCAGGCCAGTAGCCGTTATGAAGAACGCCCTGTCATTTGTCCCACTAACGTTGGGTCCGCCGGAGGCCCCCACGAAGTTTGCCCCCTCCAGGAAAGATACCGTCCTGCTAGAGTGCCACAAGCATAGTATTTGCCTGAGTGAAGGACACAGAAAGAAGCTGCAATTCATCAGGGCGTCGTAGCATGATTCAATCTCAGACAAATAGGACTTCCAATCGTCAAAGATTACTCGGTCCGCCGCTGAAATACCCCCCATACTTCCATCAGTAGCATTCAGGGCTGCTACCCCCAATCCACTAACCATGAATATACTATTTCCGCTTGAGTGGGCGGCTCCCTTCCCTACGATACCACGCTTCTCATGTAGCCTCGTATACTGAAGCGGCTTCGTATCTCCCGACTTAAATATATGCACGATAGAGTTATAACATAGTTGGAACAGGCTGACCCCAGCCCTGATAAATCTGAGAGGCCTACCGTCCTCCGGGTCTCCTCTCCTCTTATTGTAGGTGCTGAAGTATTCCGGACTCGTATGCTCGTAACTACTATGTAGGGTATCGTATCCCCCATCGACGCTGGACGCTTGAGCCATGAAGGTTAGCCTGCCGTACCTACCAATGGTTCCACTCTGCGGAGGCGTCTGTATAATATCCTTTTCCGGATCGTACATGATTTGGAACGGCAATGCGTCATCAACCTTGGAACCTATGTATGCTGTAAGGGAGTCCCACGTTCCTGACGTAGCCCAATTTCCCGTTTTAGCAATCGTACTTTCCAGATAGAAGATGGCTCCCTGCGTCGATACTGTCTCTCCCAAATTCACAGTCCGGAAAATATCTACTGTATCGAACAAGGCGGCAAAGTCCGAGTAAGCCTCCCCAGACACTACCGCTGTATTTGCAGGGAAGTCAATCGTAGCTCGACACTGATCTTCTGGCTCCGATGTAGCATCTCCGCCCCCAGAAAGGGTGCTCCCTGATGCAGAGAAGTCATTTCCCCCTACAGTTACTACCAATCCATACGAGTTAGCGTCTGATCCCCTAGTGGAGGCAGTAATAAGCACCGACGTTGCTTGGGCTGTAGCTGTCACCTCAGCTGAGCTGTCCCCATTGATTGCATCTGCCAATGCCTCAGCGTGTGATTCTATATCAGCAGCTGATGCTGCACTAATAATCACGTCCGACCCGGAGTCAGATATATACTCGTAGGTCCTACTATTGATTGTAAAGATATCACCAGACTGCATTAGGCCGGAGTTATCTCCCCCGCTATTGAATGTAATAGTGCCAGTAGCATATGTCGTCTTCATGCGATCCAGATGTATCGTAAGAGGTGCACTTAACGCACTGTATATTCCACGAGTAGAGTCGTAAAATCGGTATGCTACTTGGTAGGTCCCATTACCCTTCAGTTGGTAGCTAGTATTTACGGAGGATGTATTCAGGGTTGGAGCCGTAAGCTCTGTATCAAAGTCTCCCGGACCACTGGACACAGTAACTATAGAGGAGCCATTCCAATACGTAGTCTTCGTCGCACTACCCTCTATCCCGACTATTAGGAACCCTCTATCCACAGCACAATCAATATCGGCAGTACTAGAAATCGAATTGTTTGTAGTATCTCCAGCTATAGTAGCCAGGTTCGTGGAAGCTCCTACATTTAGGTTCTCACTCTCGAACGTTCCTGATTGATTCCTAACGTAGAATGTTCCGGCAGCATCTCCTCCAGCCCATGATCCGGAGGACAATACTACGAAGTCCACATACGCGGTAGCCCCGCCAGTAGCTCCAGTAATTGTATCTCCTATCGAGATTTCGGTCGTGCCCCCAGACGTGAACGCTATAGATCGGCATCCCCAAATAGCGTGTCTCGACCAAGAGGTTCCACTATTGGCTGTATAAATAAGATCTACCTGCTCGGCAGTATTATCATTTTGGCTATCCCACCTAATGACGAAGCCGCGATACACGGTAGACGTATCCTTCTTCTGGAACGTTACTGCCTTAAAGTAGCTTGGTCCGTCATAGGCATCTATTCCCCCCATGTTAGTTACGTCGTCGATATCGAGGACTTCTCGCATCCCGTAGAACTTACGAATCCCTCCATTGAATCTGCCGTCGGCCCCTGACACCTTACCTAAGGAGCCCTTCTTCACCTGCTCGTACGGCACCGACCTATCCATCCTTGGGGACTCATACTTCTGATGTAGGTATATTCTATCTTCAGCCATTATTCTTTACCAATTTTCTATTTTGTAGTTTATACATCCTTTCGATATCCTCATAGACCTGTTGGCCTTCTAACAAGATAATATATTCTCCAGGCAGAGTAGTTTTTTCCAGAGCTTTCCCATTTCCACATACTCCACGTCTAAGGATAGTATCGCCGCTGCACACAATAAAATGGTCTTTACTCATTTATTTTCCCTTGTCCACGGTAGCTGCAAGTATACGGTTACTTACCTTATCTCCTGCCATAGCTCTAGTGACTTTAAGGTAGTACGTTTTATCTCCTGTAGTAGGAGTATATGTATGACTTAATGAGCAAGAACTCCAAGCACTTAGTGGTACCAAAGGGGTATACCTAGTTACTAGCAAGTTGGCCCCCTCATAAAAATCTACTGCATATGCTCTATTTGTAGTAACGCTAGCATTATACATGTTGAATGTGCCAGTTAGTGTAATAGGGTAGCCTAATGCGTTCACATCAGATAATGTCTGTATAGTATCGGCCCCAGCGTCCAAGGACAATTCCGCAGCAGTCGAAGCAGACTCCGATATGGAGGTAGCCTCATTAGCTATTTTTCCGGTAGTCACGTCCAAGTTGTTGATCTTCTCGGTAGTTATGCTTAGTGCATTCAAATTCACCGTATCAATGGTGGAAGCCTCAATATATCCGCCATGTAGTATCTTGTTGGAGTATGCCGGATAAGGAGTTCCACCATCATTATAACACATTGCCCACTTATCTGCTCCAAGAGCATCTGCCAACGTAGCAGTAGTCTTAAAGGTGGTATTGTTGGAGTTCAAGTCCCAATATATATAGGCATTAGTATCTCCAGTATCTTCCGCAGCTATGGTATAGTCGGTCCCCTTATATCTTAACGTGCCGGTAGTCCAAGTAACAACTCCACCACCGCCGTCACTAAACACAATACCATTCGTAAGAGGCACGTCCGCTACTATAGTATTTGTGTCTACAGGTATCGTACCCCCAATATAATTAGTGATGCCAATTCCTGGAGGTCCTGCTGGTCCTGGAGGCCCCTGCGGGCCTAGGAGGCCCTCGAAGTTGTAAGTTATATTGGATTGGCCCATGCCACTAATAGTACTATACATGGCGTCCAGTGCTACCGAGGAGGCTTCCGCTGGTTCTGACTGCACTCCATAACCGTCGTACCTGCTTACGGAGGGCCCCCCACCCAAGACATTAACCTGCCCGAAGCCATCTACTTTCGTAGAGAGGTCTACTCCAGGAATAAAAACTCCTTGTAGAAACGGAGCAGGTATACCTACGTTGGTAGAATCCCCAGATTGTACAAACACATCGGCCATTGACTAGCTAGTTCCTCATCTATCGGCTGAACGGATATCGTCTCTTGTCGTACGAGTCGGCTCTCTGCTTCGTA